CGTTAAGGAATTGAAGGGGAGGGTTGGCTGGTGGATAGATTGAGGTTTGCTGGTTGAGGGGGATAAATGGGTGTTGTTCGGGGATAGATGGGTGGTCCTAGTGGTCCTAGTTGGTCCTAGTAGGGTTTTGGGATTTTGGCGAACTAGGACCAGTCGTAACTTGTTGTTTTTGTTGGCATATTTTCGGAGTGGTCCTAGTGGTCCTAGTTTGGGGCCGATTTTCAACTTTCTTATGCGAAAAAAGAGGATTCCATCAATCCTTAACGGAAATTAACTTGTCCGAAAAATTCTCAGTATTAAATCATTTGTACTAGGACCACTAGGACCACTAGGACCATCAATCTATCCTCAGAGCAATTTCAAGCACTTAGCACTGGTCCTAGTACGCCCGATTTTCTTGGTCGGATTAGGACCACACTAGGACCACAGCCATTTTGGGGACAGATGGTAGATCGAACCTACTCTCAGGGGATAGAAGGACTTTAAGGCCTCTAGGGACTTTCGGGGATAGAAGGACTTTAAGGCCTTCAAGGCCTCTAGGGACTTTCGGGGATAGATTTTTGCCTCTAGGGACTTTGAGGCCTTCAAGGCCTCCAGCAGCCCCCCGAAAATTAACCTTTTGACCGGGGATAAGAACGCCGAAAAGGCCCCTATGGGGCCAGATCGCTTGAGGTCTTTCCGTTCAATTCGCGGAACTCCTTGAGGCTCTTTGTACGAAATGGGCGTCCGTTGAATGTCCCGGTGTACTGATTGCCTTTTGTTCTACGCTGCATTTTGTCTCTCCTTTGTTTCTGGTCTATGAGGATAGTTATACACTATCCCCATTGATTCGCAAGCCCTTATTCGCTGCGATTTTCGATTTCTTGCTCTGCGAGTTCTTTCATCTCTGCAAGCAATGCGTGCAACTCACTTTCGACGCGGGCGACAAGCAAGAAATAGGCCACGGCTGACGCCAGTTCGTAAGGCCCATCTGATTCATTCAGTTCGCCGCCGCTCCATTCACGCCAGCGGCTTTCCGCTTCGTTGATCTCATCTTGTGGCATGACTTCCAGAATCTTAAAGCCATAGTGGGTGTATATTGACCAGTCCCAATGCTCAACCTCTTCATGTGCCAGAACGTCCCAGTTTTCACATACGTTGAGGAACGCTTCCCATGCTTTAAACGTCCCGGATGTTGGCAAACTGGGCGCTAAGTCTCTTGCCGCTTCTTTGCACCGCTGATCTACGTTTCTAAAATGTATTGTCATTTTGTTGTCTCCTTTGTTTGTGTGAGGGCAGTTAAACACTATCCCCATTGATTAGCAAGGGGATTAAATCAATCTTTCCTCTTTACCCGGTGTAGGGGATAGATTAGAACTGTACTCAACAAAGGAGAATCACAATGGGCTATTATGACATATACGACCGAACCACAAAAACATACATCGCACTGGGCTTACTTGGGCATAGTAGAACAGATGCCGTCCGTGCTGCATTCGGGTCTGTGCCGGATGACTGGGCAACACGTTTTGAAATTTATCTTGTCAGAAAGGCAGACTAAGATGACGCATCAAGACGAAATAGACGCAATCCGCGCCCGTCAAGCATACGGAATCCACCGGGCAAGCGACTACATGCGCGAAAGTGAACTGACTCGCAAATGGTGGCACTCTATCCGCGATGGGTTGCTGATCTTGGCCGGGGTTGCCATGACAATCGCCCCTTTCTTCCCTCTTATCAAAGGACTCATCCAATGAACCTTGCGAACAACGAACGTAGTGAAGATGTTTCAAGCTATGACGAAAAGAAAAATCTGATCGATTCGGCAAATGGTCAATTTTGCTCTGTGACATTCATCAAAAAGGACGGGACTCGCCGCGTCATGACAATTCAGCCCGCAAAGCTCAAATTTGAGGTGAAAGGCGACGACGCAAGCGAATCAGCAAAGCAAGGGGCCGCAACACGCAAGGCGAACAACCCGCATTTGCATAACGTCTGGTCTGTTGATGCAAAGGCGATTCGTTCTGTCAATCTGGACACTGTGGAACAAATCAAAGTCGGGGGCGAAGTTTATGCGTTTTAACGCTTGCGAATCAACGGGGATAGTGTATAACTATCCACATAGAAACAAAGGAACAAACAAATGGCACAACGCGATAAAAACGGTGAAAATGCAAGCGAGCGGGTTGCCCGCAAATTCCTCAACGGTGAAGCGTTTACTGACTGCAACACCACGTCAACCCCGGCCTGTTTGGGCCATAATCTGAGCCTGTACGGGACGCAAATCGCTTGGATCAATGGGGCAAAAACGCTTGTTCGTATCCTTGGTGATCACGCATTTGACGATTCGCGTTTGACCAAAGAACGCAAGCGGGCGATTGTTTTCCTAGCAGGCCGCAAAGGAATCAAGGTAGAGGGTGCAGAAAATGCTTGAGAAAATTGACGTTCAATTCATGTTGCACGATCTTGACACGGGGTACACAATGCGGGTCGATCACCATGTTTTCGAATCAACCCAAGGCGGCGAAATTGAATATGACCGCTCTACAGTCTTTAACAATGGGTCACGGCATATCACCTTGACAAAGGCCGATTATGGCTATGAGATTGAGGAATGCAGTCTGTGCGGCGAATCGTGCTATGCAGAGGATCAAATCACCACTGAATGCGGGGCGTCTGTGGGTGAATGTTGCCACGACGAATTGCGCTCTACTGAGTGCCATACTCATGGGGAGGTTTTCTATTATGTCAAGTGAAGACAATGTGACTGAATACCGAGTCAGTATTCCGCCCCTGTTATCTTGGCCGATCCATATTGCGGCTTGGATCATTGCAACCGTGTTGCGTGCGTTGTTCCTGATCCTTCTTATCGCGGGTGCAATCGCTGCATATGGTGTCTATGTGGACAACGTGGATAAGGTAGCTCCACCGCCTGCGCATAGGCAGATTAGCGCTTGACGAATCACTGTTGATAGATTAGAACTATACCCATAGGGCATAAGGAGAAACGCCATGTTTACGACACAATTCGACAACTACGTTTGTGAAAATGATTCGATTGACTGCGTTGTCAATGGTATCCGCTACACCGCACGGGTGCAGCATGATCCTGATTGCTCGCCGCGTGACTATGATGCGCCGGGTTGCTGCTTCGATACTTCAAGCGATGAATACGGTGAAGAGAATCAAAAGATCATTGACGCTTGGGATAATGATGAATGGTTTTACGTTGTCGTCGTGGTCTCTGCTTGCATTGATGAGTCAGGCCATGAGCTAGGCGATTATCTGGCCTGTCTGGGTGGCGTAGATTGTAACTTCCCCGGGGGTGACAATAACTATCTGATGGATGTTGCAAATGAGTTGCTTGATGAGGCGAAAGAAGAGGCAAACAAAGAACTCGAATCACTTCGCGAATCATTAGCTTCATTGTAAGACTGAACGCAAGAGTCAAGAGATTTATTCTACTAGGGACAGGAAAAATCTCTTGACATCCAGTTGGGGTGCAATCCCCCAATTAGGGTGATTCGTTTTCAGGTCCGCCCCTCTAAAACGCACGCCACAGAGCCAAAAAATTCTGAAAAATACGAAAATAAGGCCAAACTATCCCCGATATGACGATAAGGGGCCTATATGGCTCATTTTTCCCCCAGAAAAACAGAAAATAAGCTGAAAATGGCCCCAAAACCTTACTCTGCGGCGTAAAAATGGAAAAATCGCGATTTAGCGTAAAAAGGCCTTGCCCTTGGTCGGATCAGGGGATAGATTGACCCTACAGACAGAGAATCAGACCAGATAGGAGACAGAAAATGCCACGATACATGAAGTTTTGGAACGCAGGTTTCGGCGAAAGTTTTGAGGAAGCTGGCTCAGACAATCAAGCGGGTGCTATCGAAGAAGCATACCAAGATTGGAAAGATGAGGCCGAAGGCAACGCTGACTATCGCGCAGAAGAGCTGACTGTTCAGCTATGCGCCGACTATGGCCTTGACCCATTAGAGTACGGGCTCACCCCATCGCGTGAAGAGTGCATTGAACACTTCTGGGAACTTGAAGATTATGGGTACGAGCCGGAGGACGACTGATGCAGGCGGACATCGACCTTGCACAGCGCAAACTGAATGCGGCCCGGGCTCTGCCGGAAAGCGACCCCAACCGTCTGCCTTTGATAAACCACTGGGCTGCTGAAATCCGCCGCACTCGGTTCGAGATCACAAAAGATCGCCAAGCCAATGCAAAGGCCAAAAGATACTTCCGAGCTATCGGGCAAAGAAAGGACCAAAGATGAGACTTCGTTTATTTGACCACCTTGAAACTCAGCTAGGTCTGCGCACTCACGGACGCAACCGACTGCCACGGATGTCAGTGCGGAAAGCCCCATACGACCATACTCAAGAGATGTCACTCTCCCGCGAGGCAAAGGTCGCTGTGGACTTCCGCATCAGTATGGGTGCGCGGCATGTCGTGCCAGACAACCCCAAAGGGATTGCTAAAGGTCGCCATAACGTCTGCAAATCGTTCGCTCGTGAGATCGTCGGCGATCTGCGCGAAGAGCTCATCGAACTCTGGGACTGGACCTGTGAAGAAGGGATTGGCTCTGACATGGAGAAGAAACTTGAACGCCTGATCCGGCTTGTTGAAGGTGAAGAGGTCGATGTGCCTGAACGGGCGAGGAAATACGTGTGACCGATCCCGGCAAACCAATCCGCCTCGCCACGACAGGCAGCACCACGACTCAAACGGCGACTGAATTGGCCGACCGTATCAAAGACATCATCTACGAATATGACGGTGTGTCTTTGGCTGTTGCGCTCGGCTGTATGGAAATCGTCAAACATGAATTGATTCAAGAACACCAATAAGGAGAAGCAAATGGCTACCGCACACAGCGTCCACCCCTCACTCGCCGCGATCTTCCGGCAGATCGCCGAAGGCAATGGGGCCGTGATGTATATCGACGACACGATTGAAGGCCAAGACATCTGGGCCTATGACTACGAGAACTTGCGCGACGTTGCAGTTGAGTTCCTGACCAATATCTCAGAGATCATTCCGTCGTTCGCCCTTCCGTCCCCCGATCTGCTGGTGCAGCACTTCCTCGAAAACCAAGGGGACGCAAATGGCTGATCCAAAAACGCTTGGCGAAATCTTCGCAATCCCTGATCATGTCACCATGCAAAACCAGCCCCGCGTCGAAGGATACTTCTTGCAGATTTACCTCGACGATGAGCTTACCGACGGTGAATGGATTGAGGTCAACCAGTCTGAGGGCTGGGGCGTCCGGTACAAGCGCGACGAGAACGGCGTGCCTGTGATCGAAGACGATTCGTGGGCAACAGAACGGGTCGAAGGCGATCTGACTGTAGGCTGGGGCACCGTCGGCGGTGAGCCCGAAACGGTTGAAGTGACACTAGAGAATCAAAAGGAGAATGGACATGGGTAAGCCCCTAAATCTAAGCGAATACACAGGCGTTGAGATGGATGCACACATCGGACTAAGCCAAATGCAGCAGATGGTGCATCAGACATCGCTTGACGCAGGCTGGTACAATGACCCCGCCACAGGCGACCCTATTGAGCGCAATTTTGGGGAAGTCGTAGCCCTTATGCACTCAGAACTGTCCGAAGCTCTTGAGGCCGACCGCAAAGGCCTGATGGATGACAAACTGACACATCGCGACGGGCGCGAAGTTGAATTTGCGGACTGCATCATTCGAATTTTGGACACATGTGCTGCTTTAGGGCTTGACGTAGCCAGCGCAGTGATCGAAAAGAACAGGTACAACGCGACTCGCGCTGACCACAAACTAGAAAACCGCTCACAAGAGGGCGGCAAGAAATACTGAAATCTTAAACGAAGGAGCAAACTGAAATGACACATGCACTGAACCAACGGGAAACGGTATTCCCAAAGCGCACTAAGCGCAAAAACAAGATCGCCAAAGGGCAAGATTTCGGTCGCACGTTGACGACTGACTACAACCCTGAGTTGCCAGCTGGGTCGAAGACCACAAGCGGACGTGTGCGCAAAACGGCAGTCAGCGCTGTGATCACACGGCACGCCACCAAGGGCATCCGCGTTCGTTCGACACGCAGCATGGGGTGGGGCTCTTGACTACCGCAGCAGACATCTCCGTCGAACTCGTTGACCTGTGTTGACAAGGCACTTCGTCTCCGTTAGCATTAGTTTTGCTAACGGAGGTTCTTATGCAAATATGCCAAGGGTGTGAACGAGAGAAGCCAATAGAAGATTTCCCAAAGAGGAAAGATAGGAGCGGTCGCCGGAGGCCTTATTGCTTAGAGTGCGCAAAGAAAGGAAACAGGTCTCGGTATGCCTTTCATCGCAAGAATAACCCTTTCCGACACCGTTGCTCAAGAGCAAAGACCCGCGCAAAAGCGTTAGGGGTGAGTTTCGATTTAGACCCTGAATACTTAGAAAATATGTGGACCGGAGAATGCCCAGTATTGGGCCTCCCTATAAATATCGTGACAGATCGGTCCGACGAAATGGCCGCAGAACTTGACAGGTTTGTTCCTGAGTTAGGATATGTTAAAGGCAATGTTCACTGGTTGAGTCGAAGAATAAACAGGCTAAAAAATAACGTCACTGTGACAGAATTAAAAGACCTAATAGAATGGATGGAGAAATATGACAAAAAGTGCTGAAATAAGTGTAGAACTAATAGACTGTATGGGGTCAGATATTTCCGTCGTCAATGCCGCCCGCGTCAGCTTCCACAAGGAATCATCCTTTGACGAAGCGGATTGGGACGAAGAAACCGGGCACGAGATCGAATACGTTGGGTCAAACCAGCTACGGTTCGACGATCAAAAGCTGATCGGGTATCTGGCGAAGCATGACCATTGGTCTCCGTTCGCGCACGCCTTCATGTCGTTCCGAATCAAGGCCCCGATCTTCCTCGCGCGTCAGCTCGGGAAGCATCAGGTTGGCTTGGCATGGAACGAAGTCTCCCGCCGCTACGTCAGCGACGAGCCTGAGTTCTACATGCCTGACGGCTGGCGCGGGAAACCCCCGGGCAGCATCAAGCAGGGTTCCTCTGACACGATCATCCCCTTCGGTGGGTCATGGGTCACAGGCCAATGTCGCGATCTGTACCAAGACGACACAGAGCACAAGCTGGTCCTCATGAACCATGCCAAAATCTGTCAGGCAGCGCTGCATGTCTACACTGAAATGATAGACAATGGCATCGCGCCGGAGATGGCCCGCATGGTCCTGCCTCAGAGCATGATGACGGAGTGGATTTGGTCGGGTTCGGTCATGGCGTTCGCGCGGATTTGCAAGCTCCGTCTGGACCCGCACGCGCAGCTGGAAAACCTCCAAGTGGCACAGCCCATCGCTGCCGCTGCCGAGGAACACTTCCCCTATTCGTGGAAGGCGCTGTTGAACGATGCTGTGCTTTCGTGATAGACAGTTTTGCGGGTCGGATTGTATCAATTCGGCCTGCGACCGATTCATAAGCGAAAAAGTTCAGTCAGATGCTCTGGCTTGGACCCAATCGTTTGACCCTGACGCGACTGACGGCCTTCTGGCAGTTGCAGATATGTCCGGCAGTTGCTCGGACTATCAGGCCCCAAAGGAGACAACATGAAGACATTCATCCCCACCGCAGAAGCGATCAACGCACACACGGCCCTCGAACGCGCACAGGAGGCGTTTGACGTTCGCCTCGCGGCGTTTGAAACTGCTGCTGTTGAGTCGATTGAAGCAGACGAACAAAAGATTGGTTTCCCGATCTGGGTTAAAGAAACCAGCGAGCTTGCGGACCTGAAACCGACAAATGGTGAAGACCCTATTGGGCAAATCACCGGGTACATGTTCGACTTTGACAAAGAGCTCGGGTCACTGTGGCTTGTCGGGTATATCGCAGTCGCGGCAGACGGCATTCGGCAGTTTGAAATCTCTGCCGATGACGCGCTGTTCGAAGCCCCAGAGCCGCCCAAAAAGCGCAAGCGGAAAGCCAAGTCATGAGTCAAGATATGTCTCTCAAAGACAAGCTCGCAATGTCTCCCTTTGTGCCACAAGCAGGCACAGTGCGGGTCGCCTTGATGACACCCCCGGCGATGGTGCGCGTGACGATCTACTCGAAAGTGAAGCTCGGGGCCGCACAGCGCCGGGATACAGAGTATGGGTCAATGGTCCAGCACCGGGGCGGCGAAGAGGCAGCTATCACGATTGTCGCCTGCGCTATCGCTGAGAAGATGAACCTCGAATACGGCGACAACTTCGACGATTATCAGGTTGCTAACGCCGCTATTGCGGGCCTGCGAGACGCAAAAAAGCAGATCGACATGGACATGTTTGCCAAGCGAAAGCTGGAGATCGACGAAGACAAAGAAGTCGTCGTAGACGCTGTGTCAAGCGACGATCAGGTCTGACTTGCAAAACTGTCATGCGGTGAGCTATCTTCGCCGCATGACACACGAACTCATCGACGATGTAAAAGACATGATCTTGGAAGAGCTGGCGGAACGGCCATTGCTCAACGCTGCCGCACGCGCGGTCGGCATCAAGCCGATTGATCTCCGTCGGGCCATTGATGCTGATGCTGCTTTTGAAGCTGCCGTCGGCGAAGCGATCAATATCGGCAAAGGCGAAGCTGAGATCGCGCTCTGGGAACGCGGTGTCAAAGGGATGAAATCTCCAGTCGTGCATGGCGGTAAGATCGTCATGGTGATCGACGAGGAAAGCGGACAGAGTGTCCCCCTCATGGAGTGCAAATACAGTGACAAGCTGCTTGAGCTGTATCTCAAGTCGCAAATGAGTGAGACCTACGGCGAACGGTCCAAAGTCGAAATCGAAGGCACCGCCGTATTGGTGGCTCCTGCTACACCCGATCTTGACAGTTTCCGTGACATGCTTTCGGCACACAGGAAAAAGGAACGTGACGGTGATTCTGAGGGCGACGAATAAGCAAAGCTATTCGCATCTGATCCATGACTGGATTTTCAAAGATGATAGCCAGAGCATTTGCAGCCGCGCGTACCAAAGACAAGACAACGATTGGAGATGGGCAGTATTTCGGAAAGTGATGGATTGGGCTTTCTCCCGGTGGGAGAAGGACCACTGCTTCCTGTGCTTCCAATACTACCATGATGAAGAATGACAGCAAGCGATCTACTACCCATCCGTGGCGGAAAGAAAGCGGAACCCGGCTGGGTGCCGCAGGCGGGCTCACAAGAGCTCTTTCTCGCCTCCAGCCCCGTGTTCGAAGTGCTCTATGGCGGGACGCGCGGCCCGGGTAAGACCGACGCGCTGCTGATGTCGTTCGCGATGCACGTTGGCAAAGGCTACGGGGCACACTGGCGGGGCATCATCTTCCGCCGCACATACCCAGAACTCAAAGACATCATCAACAAATCAAAGCGTTGGTTCAAGACGCTTTTTGTCGGAGCTGAGTACAATGAATCAAAGAACTGCTGGACCTTCGCGACAGGCGAACAGCTTTATTTCGCTCACATGCGCGTGCCTGATGACTATTGGTCTTATCACGGCCACGAATATCCCTTCATTGGCTGGGAAGAACTGACGACATGGGCCGACGATGCCTGCTATCGCCGGATGATGTCATGTTGCCGATCCTCAAGCCCGCACAAAGACATGCCTCGGATGTACCGCGCAACGACAAACCCCTATGGCGCGGGGCATACATGGGTCAAACGACGTTTCCGTCTACCCTCCATGATGTTCCAAGTCTTCCAAGACGAAGAAGGCTCCATCGACGGTAAGACGGGCAAAAAGCATCCGTCCAAGCCACGGCTCTATATCCACGGCACCCTGTCCGAGAACAAAATCCTACTGGAGCAAGACCCCGACTACATCAACACGCTGCGCGAATCAGCTCGCAATGAGCAAGAGCTCAAGGCATGGGTTGAGGGCTCATGGGACGTGATCTCCGGCGGTATGTTCAGCGACGTTTATCGCGAGGACATCCACGTTGTCGAACCGTTCCCGATCCCCGCGAGCTGGCGGATTGACCGGGCGTTTGACTGGGGCGGCTCTAAGCCGTTCTCACTGGGCTGGTACGCGGAAAGCGACGGCACCCCCTACGAGTGCCCTGAGACTGGCAAACTGTACGGCACCGTGCCGGGGGATGTGTTCCGCATCGGTGAGTGGTACGGCACCACGGGCAAAGCGGATGAAGGCCTCAACCTGACCTCGACTGATTTCGCCTCGACCGCGCAGGCCAAAGAGAAAGAGCTCGGAATCCACGACCGTTGCTTGGCCGGACCTGCTGACCACAACATCTTCGCGCGAGATCGCGGACCAACGATGCACGATGAGTACAAGAAGTTCCGAATCCGGTTCGTGAAAGCGGACAAGGGTGCCTTTTCGCGGCAACGCGGCTGGGACATGATTCGCAACAGGCTCAAGCATTCGATTCCGCCGATGCAAAAGCAAGAGGATGGCACCGAAGTTGAGATGCCGCGCGAGCTGCCCGGTCTGTTCATCTTCGACCGCTGCCGCTATTTCAAAGAGCTGGTGCCCAACCTGCCGCGATCTGACCGTGACCCTGATGACATCGACACCGATTCTGAGGACCACCTCGCCGACGAGTTGCGTTACCGCATCCGTCGTGTTAAAAAGGGCCTCAAACGATCCACATTTTAAGAGGGTGTTATGGCTGTTGAAAATGTCATCACAAATGGCGTAGGCGGAAGCTCTGGCTCTATTGTCGGGGCAGGCGCTTCGGGATTTTTTGTTGTGTCAGGCATTTGGGACGGGGCAAAAGTCCAAACCAAAGTTACAGTCACCGGCTTCCCCAACAAGATTGAAGATGAGACTTTCACTGAGGATCAAGTCAAGCCCCTGCTTGTCCTGTCCGATATGACTGTTGAGGTTGAAGTCGTCGGTGGCGGCGCAAGCACTGATCTCAGCGTAGGATTTGTCACATGAGTATTTTCAGCGGTGGTGTGAACCTTGGCGGCAGTGGGAGTGCCGCTACAACCAGTTCGGACGAATTGGAAGTTGTGTTGTTCTCACAGAACGATGTCGCAAACGGGCAGACCCTTTCCTTGGCCGACGGTCTGACATGGCAAGAGGTTGTAGATACCTACGAAAAAGTCAAAGTCTATAAGCGGGTTGTCAGTACAAATGCTATGCAGAGTACGGACGCACTAACGTCTGTTTTCCAAGCTGCGGGCAACGAGATCGCCATGAGCATGGGTACTAGCAGCCAAGCTAACCTTATAAGTATTGACCTCGCGGGTGGTAGCTTCGTTGCAGAACGTAGCTTTTCATCGAACGTAGATATTATCATTGTAGGAGTTCGGCGTCAGGGCCTCGTGGTTAGTCCAAATGAAATTGAAGTGCAAGACACCGAAGTTCTGATCTTCGAGGCGACTGGCACCTTGACGGATTCTAGCTCACACACACTGACAAGCGTTACTGATTGGCAGGCCGTCAAAGACGCATACCCGACGCTGCGGATCGAAACCACTCGCAGCGCAAACGTCCACACTTCCTACATCACATCCACAGCGGATTGGGTCGCCTCAAGCAATTTTGCCCGCAGCGGGTCATCGGGGAACGATGTTGAGCTTCGGAACATTGATCTTGCAGGCAACACATTCACTCTCGGTACAGAAGGCGGAATCGACCACACAGTCTTGCGGGTCTATGGCCGTCGTGCCCAGAAAACCGTCATCGGCCCAACGGACTTGCCAGCCGCACCGTTCTCATCTTGGTCGGAAGGGGATTTTGGGGTGTGGTCAGATGCCAACCAACAGTTTGAGCCCGCAACACTCTCAGTTGTTGAGGGCCTTGACGTACTGGCGACTTTGACGCAGTTGTCCGGTACGACATGGAACACAAATGTTGATACGGCACCGGGGAACCTTGAGTTTAATTGGCACCCAGATTTTGCCACTTATATCCAAGAAGGAAACAAGCGATATTATTCCCTGCGCCTGTATTTCGACAATGATGGCGTTATGACCTTTTCAGTCACTGGGGCCCAAGACGTTGCGATGGTCTCATCAACTGGTGGGATGTCTCTAGGGAGTGGGGATTTCGAAAACCGCATGGTGTTTGTAAAAAGAGACAGTGCCAACATCATTTCCGTAAACCGGGATGATGACACCAATGTCGATACATTTCTCGACTTAACTTTTATGGCGATCATGTAAAGTTTGTTAATACATTCATCCTATTCAGTGATCACTGAAAACAGAATCACTGGATAGGAGAACAAAATGACCGCACCAACACCCCCATTCACCCACCAAGGCCGTCTCTACGATGAGCTTGTCACGCTGACTGACAACGCTGATTCGTATGATGATGCTATCGGCCTCGCCCAAGTCGTCTACGCCGAAGACGGCAATGACGTTATTGACACAGGGGCAGGCGATGATCTGGTCTATGCTGGCGACGGTGACGACTGCGTTGAGCTCGGCCACGGCGATGACATCGCGAAAGGCGGGAACGGCAACGACATCCTCATGGGTCAAGATGGAAATGACCGTCTGATTGGCGGCGCAGGCGACGATATTCTTGAAGGCGGTTGGGGCGTTGATGTTCTGACAGGCGGCGAAGGTGCAGACGTGTTCGTCTTCGGCGAAGTTGGCACTGACAAAAACTGGGACACAGTGACGGACTTTGAAAGCAATGATACCATTGAGTTCAACGATGATGTGACGCTCCTGAACGCCTACATCCATCCAACTTCGGGCCGGACTGTGATCGACTATGAAGACAGCGTTGGCGATGTCGGCAAGATCATCTTGATTGACCCTTCTGACGCACTTGGCACACACTCTTTCGAGGCCCAATCTGGCTTCTCCGTGGCAATGGATCAGTCAGTGATCGACTTCTTCATGTAAATGGTCTATAGTGCCCGTGATAGGCACTTTTAGATTCAAGGGACGGCGACCAAATGGCGAAATCAACCAAGAAGAATGACCCAAGCACGCCGTCCCTCTTCTACAATACAATGGCCCCGCGCTGGCAGCTGATTAGCGATGTCCTCGGCGGGACGGAAACGATGCGAGATGCTGGGGAGGAACACCTCCCAAAGCACATGCATGAACCTGATGATGTCTATGATGAACGTCTGGACACAAGCGTATTCCTGAACATGACAGAGCTGACGTTGGACTTCCTCACTGGAAAGCCCTTCAATGAGCCTGTTCAGCTGTTGGAAGACGTGCCTGCGGCTCTTGTTGAATACGCAGAGGACATTGATCTTCAAGGCAACAACCTTGACCATTTCGCGCAAGAGTGGTTCCGCGAAGCTCTGGCGAAAGGGTTCAGCCACGTCCTGATCGAAACGCCGTCCGATCCCGGCGGAGAAATTCGCACGCTTGAGGATCAGCGCGTCAACAACATTCGCCCCTATTGGGTCCACATCAAACCAGAAAACCTGATCGCCGCAGAAGCGATTCGCATTCGGGGTATTGAGACCCTGACGCACATCCGATTCTTTGAACATGAAACCGTTCGTGATGGGTACGAAGAAACAGAGGAAGTCTTCGTCCGCGTGATGGAGCTCGTTGACCTCGTTGGTGCCAATGACCCTGACGACTTCCGCGTGGAAGTCCGTCGGTACAAGAAGACCAAGCGTCAGCAGAACGGCAGCGTTTGGGAACTCGTCGATCAGCCCAAGATGACCGATCTGAAAAAGATCGCTCTGGTGACATTCTACACCAACCGCAAAGGCTTCATGGAGTCGAAGCCGCCTTTGCTGGACCTCGCGCACCTCAACATCACGCACTGGCAATCCGGCAGCGATCAGCGGTCTATCCTGACCGTCTCACGCTTCCCCATGTTGGCCGGATCAGGTGTCAGCGATTATGAGAATGAAAAGACGATTGTAGGCCCTCATGGCCTTTTGCTCGCCGACGATCCACAGGGTCGATTCTATTATGTCGAACATTCGGGGGCCGCGATTGAAGCGGGCCGGAAAGACATGAAAGACCTTGAAGAGCATATGGCGATGTATGGTGCCCAACTCTTGAAGCCTCGTCCAGATCGCGAAACAGCCACTGCCCGGTCGATGGATGAAAATTCTACGACATCCAGCTTGAAGCGGATGACGTTCAGCTTCATGGACGCTTTGGAGCAATGCCTGCTACTTTCTGCTGAGATGTCCGGCCAAGACACAGGCGGCAGTGTTCGTGTGCATACCGACTTCTCCCTCAGCGAAACTGAAATCGTCGATCTGCAAACACTGGTCACGGCCCGCAAAGACGGTGAGATCAGTCACGCCGCATTCATCGCCGAGCTTAAACGCCGGGGTGTCCTGCATGAAGACTTCAATGTTGAGGATGATCTCCAGCTTCTTCGGGACGAAGATTTGCCCCCACCACCGCACCAGAAACACGAACTCGACAACGCGAATAACCCGAAGAACCCCATCCAAGGCGGTGGCGCTGCGAACGGGGACGAAGACCGACTTGGACTTGAGGGTGAGGATATGGTATAGGGTTGAAAACCTGAAAACATAACTCGGAGCTCCCATGCCTATTTCGATTGCCTACCAGACTGGCACTGACGGTCTATTTGACCTCGGGCCCATTTTGTTTGAACACCCACAGGACACAACGCTCTTCACAGAAAAGCTGCGGATCATGTCTGAATCAACGGGCATCGACGCTACCAACCTGTCAGAGTGGTCGATTGTTGAGTTGACGGAGAATGACACCACGTTCGGCGGCGACCGGGTTTTGTTCACAGGTAGCGGTCTGGAATTTGTCACAGCGTCCACAGAGCTCGCCGCTACGGCCAGTGCGAAGAACCTCTATGTCATCTATCGCCCATTGACCAGCACAAACACCACAGGCACCGAAAACGGGGCCGTTTTGGTGATTGGCACCGACGAGGCGGACGCCATCGCTCAGATGGACGCGATCTTCCCCGAGCTGGTGACAGCTGCGGCAGAGCGAACTGCTTGGAAGATCATTCAGCTTTCCACTGGTCTCGGCTTCGTTGACTTTACGCCCATCAAAATCGCAGGCGAAGCTGTGACCTTCTATGGGGAAACCCGGGGCGGTGGCGCGATCCCGAGCATTGAATTGTCCTCGCCAGCTGTTGTGCAGGACACGGGTATGCGGGTCGTAGATATTGAAGGCGGTGGGCCGACAGCGATCACAATCAACACGATTCGGAGCACTCTGGAAACCCCCGGTGCCACTTACATTGTCGCGGGTGACAGCACTCGCGAAAACGTATACAACGGGTTGATGGATTACTACTACCCCCTTATGCTCGGCAAGATGGGTGCAACTCTCGTTGATTCCGCCCGGTCAGGCCATCGCGGAGAACTCTGGGGTGATAACTCAGATTCGCCAAACGTCAATGAGGCTATCGCAGCAACCCCGGGCACAGGGTCCACAACGGTCCTTGAGTATTCATACGGTATCAATGACCTCAAAGACGGTCGCACAAAAGCACAAACGAAAGCGGCTATCTTGGTCGGGTTGAACGCTTATCGGGCTGCGAAACCGGACGCACAGATCGTTCTTGTCACCCCCGTAACAACGGCAGTGGCGGCAAGGAACACTGAACTGAACGAAGTGTATGCCGAAATTTCAACTGAGCTTTCGTTGCCCTTGATCGACGTATCTACAGATACCGCAGCGCTATATGATGGTACGGGGGCTGACTTTGCTCGCGACTGGTATAACGATTCGACGCATCCGAATTTCTATTTGTCGATCCGGGTCGCCAATCAAATTTTCAATCAAATCGTTCCTGATTCTTTGCTTGCAACCGTCACTATGGACAACGACTTCAAGAATGTTGAGGCTGATCAGTTCACCTTTACAGCTTCGACTTTGACGTTGACACAAGACTTCCAGTGGAACACTTCGGGCAACCAGAGTGGGCCAGTGACCGGGCGTGCCTTGGCAGAGAAAACACCAACAGGCCCCAACAACTATTTCCGAATCACCAATGAAGACGGTCAGCGTTGGGACGCATACTTCTTTGACGGCACTGACACCTACCTTGATCGCGTGATTGGCGACACTGTGACTGGGGAAATCTATCGTCAAGGGATCAGTCCGGCCAATGCAGCAACCGTCGGTATCACGATTGCAGATGCCACACCACCTTTCACCGTCGGGGTCGATACGGACCCGATTCTGGAAATGACGACGTTGGCGACGGGTCTCAAAGACACGCAAGCGGAGATCAATGCAGGGTTGACACTGCGACTGCAATACGCTTAAATACACGGGCTGCTCCTTGTGTTGGTGGACTGCCGTTGGCCTTCGGGTCAGCGGCAGTTTGCATTTTAGGGTGCGACAATGATAATCCAGTCGGGCCGGACAGTGTGACGCTGACGGCCATCCGCGTTGTGACTTCGCGATTCTATCTGGAGGGCATTATGCCTGATTTTGTATTTGACACTGAGAACTCGACTGAAACACTCGAAAACGTACCCGCAAATTATCACCACATGTTCGAAGAAGGCGACGGCGGGTTCAACCTGACCGAAACCGGACGCGGCGTTGCTGAGGTGATCAACGGCTTGACGGCCAACCTGACCGCTTCTCGCAAAACCAAAAAGAGCGTCAGCGATGAAGCTGCGGCTCGCCGTCAGCAAAACACGGTCTTCGAGACATCGCTGCGCAACGCGGGCTTTGAAGGCGATGAGTTTGACGAAGATTCTGTGAACAGCTTCATTTCTGGGCTCACGACCAAAGCTGGTGAAGCCTCGGACGTAGGCGAACGCCTTGCAGCGCAGAAGACGGAAATGACCCGTGCCCACACTGCGGCACTGGAGTCCAAAGACAAAGAACTGTCTGGGATGCGGGCATCTTTGGACAAACACCTTTTGAACGCAGAGGCCACTTCGGCCATCGCGTCTGAAAAAGGTGTTCCCGATCTGCTTATGCCATTCGTCATGCAGCAAGCCAAAGTGCAACAGTTGGACAATGGCGACTATGTTGCGCGTGTCCTCGACGAGACAGGTGAAGTTCGCTACAATGGCAAAGGCGACCCGATGACGGTGACTGAACTGGTCCAGTCAATGAAATCGGACGCGAAGTATGGCCGTCTGTTTGATGCCGAAGTCACCCCGGGCGGCGGGGTACAGCCTTCGCCGAAGCCAGTCGCTAAAGGCGCTGTGGTGGACCAAGGTGACAAAACGGCAGTGAGCAAAATCTCATCCGGGTTGAAAAACCTTGGCCGGGGTCGCCGCTAATTTGACTTCATAATTGGCTATTTGGTACTTCTAAGGGGCGCGGGAAACTGCGCCCCTTTCTCATGGCGGCACAGTGTCGCGTTAGACGAACCAAGAAGGATATAACATGGCTTCCGTAACTCTCGCAGAATCGGCAAAGCTCGCACAGGACGAACTCGTTGCGGGTGTTATCGAAACTGTCATCACAGTCAACCAATTTTTCCAAATGCTCGGCTTCGACGCATTCGACGGTAACTCATTGCAGTACAACCGCGAGAACGCGCTCGGCGGTGTCGGCCCTGCTGGCGTAGGCACTGACCTGTCCACGGGCAACTACAAAGACGCGGCGACCTTCACAAAGGTCAATGTCGGTCTGACCAAGATCATCGGTGACGCCGAGGTCGATAACCTGATCCAAGCCACGCGCTCCGGCGACGGCAATGATCAGGAAGCGATCCAGATCGCGTCAAAAGCCAAAGGTATCGGTCGCGAATACCAACGTCAGATGATTTCTGGCACAGGTGCGGGCGATGAGATGGAAGGTATGTTGAGCCTCTGCGCAACAGGCCAGAAAGTCGATACGGGGACCGACGGTTCTGCGTTGAGCTTTGAAATCCTCGACGAATTGATGGATTTGGTCGAAGACAAAGACGGCATCGTGGATTATATCCAGATGAACAAGCGTCCGCGTCGGGCCTACCGTACTTTGCTGCGTGCTCTTGGCGGTGCCTCTATCAGCGAGGTCTTCACACTGCCTTCTGGCGAAGAAGTCATCGCGTACAGCTCTGTGCCGATCTTCCGTAATGACTACCTGCCCGTCGATCAGACGCGCGGCGCGTCAACGGGCACCACAACCATCTTGGCGGGTACGCTGGATGAAGGTGCGCGTGAAACTGGGATCGCAGGCCTCACTGCTGCAAACGCTGCTGGTATGCAGGTTGTGCCAATCGGTGAAAGCGAAACCAAAGACGAAACGATCACTCGTGTTCGTTGGTACTGTGGTCTCGCCTTGTTCTCCGAAAAAGGTCTCGCTGCTGCCGAAGGCATCACGAACTAAGGCGAAAGCCAACAAAACATTGCAAAAGGCAGTCTGGGAAACTAGACTGCCTTTTGTCGTTGTGGTAACAATGCCGCACGAATCATTTTGAAACCGAGCCAAGGAGACCCCAATGGCAGTCCAAAAAGTCAAATACGTTATGCACGGCCCCCACAAAGGGAAAGATTTCACGCCGCGCAACCACCCGAGTTTCGAGTTCGAAGCGGGCGAACTGGAAAAAGTCGTAGATGTCGCGTCGATTGCATCACTTGACAAAATCTTGGCCGGGTACGGTGCATATCGCGATGGTCAGGCTCCCGAGACCGCAGAAGCGCCAACGGAGCCAGCGAAGACGACTGAGCCTGCGAAAGATAAGCCTTTGACAGCGGCACAGAAGCGCAAAGCAAAGAAAGAAGCGGATGAAGCTGCCGCTGCTGCGAAGAAAGAGGTAGATGATGCCAAGAAGAAAGACAAAGGGGCCGATGGCGGTGACGTTTCACAGGCCGGGACGGGGGATTCCTCGGGTGACACCGCTGACGGCGGATCGGATGACAACGCTGACGCCGGGTCGGCGGGAGGCACTACCTCCGAATCGGACGGCACAGGCACCGCGAACGAAGAAGAGATGATCTAATATCACTCTTGCAATTCGGGGCGGGGAACTGGCATAAAGCATTGTGGTTTGAGATGACCAGTTTACCCCCGCCCCGAACTTGAAGGAAAAGCACCTATGGCTCTTACGATCCAAACCGACAACGGCAATGTTGAAGATGCAAACGCCTATGTCGATGCCGCGTATGTAATCGCACACCACGCGGATCGGGGCCTTGATCTATCTGCCACCCCCACAGTTGACCTTGAGACGGCCATTGTCCGTGCCACCGACTATCTGGACCAGCGGTTCACCTTTGTTGGGGTTCCGCTCTACACGGATCAGTCTACAGGTTGGCCCCGGTCCAATGCCAAGGATTGCAACGGTTGGCTGGTTCAGGGCATCCCGCTGGCCGTCAAGAAGGCCACTGCTGAATACGCGAACATCGCACTTTCGGTTGAATTGAACCCCACGCCCGAACGGGATGACACCGGGCAGTCTGTGGCAGCTAAAAGCGAATCAGTCGGCCCTATTTCCGAATCAGTTCGCTATGCTGCTGCGAGCGCATTCCAGATGCCGAAATACCCAAAAGCAGATCGCCTCTTGGTGGTCAAAGGCCTCGTCGTTTCAAACCGCCAAATCCGTCGGGGCTGATATGTCAGAATATGCCAGCTCCATCGCTTTGGCTCAACGGCTGATCAACAAGAAAGGCCGTGTGGTGACAGTCTCAAAAGCGACAGTCGCTCCTGCCGACCCAGCAAAGCCTTGGGACGCAGATCAGACCGCCGAGGAAACTGTGGACCTTCGGGCGGTAGCCTTCCCAGTAGAATCAAAATACGTTGACGGCACAACCGTTGTCGTGACGGACAAACAAATGTATGTCGCTGCAGCGGACACAACTTTCCCAATCACGACACAGTGCAAGGTCACGGATAAAGGCTACCAGAGGCAAGTAATCATGGTAGATGAACTCGAACCCGGTGAGGACCGGGTGATGTATACTCTGGTGGTGCGATGAGCTCTTACGAATACGATGAAGCCTATGACCACATGATGCGGACGTTCGCGAACACTTGGACGGACCCGCTATTGGGGTGGGCATCAATCCCTGATCTGAATGATGAGCCGCTAGTTGAGTGGCCCAATCTCGACGGAAAGCGGGAGGATGATGACGTTAAGGTGGCAGAGCCAGAAGAGCCGTGGCTTCGTTTGTTTGTCAAGCACCACGATTCCGACCAAGCTACTTTTGGCGAAACTGGATGCCGCATTTTCACAAGGACCGGGATGCTCGGGGTTGACATTTTCACCCCGCTCAACATCGGCTTGAAATTGTCGTACCGTCTTGGTACTGTGTGCAAGCGTCCTTTTGAGGGTAAACGCGGTTTTGGAGCTGGCAACGGCATCATCTTCCGGTCAGTTCGCCTCCGAGAACACAAGAACTATCAGAAGCGTTGGGCTCACTCGACAGTCTACGCAGATTTCGAATATGATGAGGTGCTATAATGGCTGGCAACGGCAACAAGATTGACAGCAACTTCACCGGGCTCCGTTACACAGAAGAAGTGTCCGGCGCTATCGGTACGTTGCCGGGTGCTCCTGCATGGAAAACCCTCGAAGCGAACAGTTACGGAGACTTTGGTGCTCAGATCAGCACCGTCACCCGAACTCCGATCACCGCTGGCCGTCAGCGCGAAAAAGGCGTTGTGACAGACGTTGATGCGAGCGCTGGCGCAAACATTGACTTCACCCAAGACAACTTTGTGGACCTTTTGCAAGGCTTCTTCTTTGCCAACTGGCGTGCGACTTCCGTTGTCGGCGGTGCTGGTGAGATCACAGCGGTTGATGTCGCCAATAGTGGTATTGAAGCGGCCTCGGGACTCGATGTGTTCTCAGCTGGCGATCTAGTCTTCACCAAAGGTTTCGCGGATGATTCGAACAACACATTCAAAATCGTCGCGGCGGCTACTGCGACCGATCTGGATTTCACAACTGCGCTTGTAGCTGAGACTGTTCCGGCTGAGGCAACTGTCCAGAAGGTTGGCATCCGAGCTGCATCTGGTGACATGGCGGTTGATGTGTCCGGCACGTACCCGGCGATCACCAGCACGCTCTATGACTTCACACAACTCGGCGTCATTGCAGGATCGTGGATTTACTTGGGCGGCGATGCAGCTGGCACCTCGTTCTTGAACGCGAACAACAACGGGTTCGCCCGTGTACGTTCTGTGGCAGTCAATCGTTTGGAGCTGGACAAAACTCAGAACACGATGACTCTTGAAGCAGGCACAGGCGTAACGCTTGACCTCTTTATCGGCGATCTGATTCGCAACGAGAATGACCCGGCCAACATCGTCTGCCGCAGCTACCAGTTCGAACGCTCTTTGTCCACAGCAGGCTATGAGTACGTTAAAGGCTGTGTTGGCAACACGTTCACAATGAACATGGCGACAGCGGATAAGGTCAACGTAGACGTTGCCTTCGTCGGTACAGACGCGGAGGCAGTGCCCTTGGCCGGACGTAAGGCTGGGACATTCCCTGAAATCGCGACCAGCCCGACAGCGTTCAACACGTCGTCGGACTTCTCTCGCATTCGTCTCTCGGAACAGGACACTCTCGGCACACCGCTGATGGCCTACCTGACCGAGTTCAACTTGACGATCAACAACAACGTGTCTCCGGCGAAAGCCATCGGCAATATCGGTGCGTTTGACATGAACGTCGGCGACTTCGTGGCCGAAGGCAACGTCACAGCGTACTTCGCGGACGTGGCAGCTATCAATGCGATCCGCAACAACGCTGACGTGACGATGGACTTCTGCCTTGCCAAAGGCAACGCAGGCTGGGTCTTCGATTTGCCATTGCTGACCCTCGGCGAAGGTCGGTTGAACGTAGAAAAAGATGCCCCTGTCACGATCCCGGTCAGCATCGGCGCTGCCCGCGATCCGTATTTGCAGACTTCGTTGCAGGCGGTCTACTTCCCGTATCTGCCGACTTCCGCAGAAGGATAATTGACAACCACCACGTTTTGAAGCATTATTGGCAGGGCGGCTTTCGGGTCGCCCTGTTTTGATTCGAAACGTCAGGAGACGAAATGACACAATCCCCATACGACAGTTACCTCACCAGCGCCGACCATGTGAACTCGGGCATCTGGATCGAAGAGCCCACGCTTCGCATCCGTGTCCGTTTTGCGGGTGAAGAGAACCGCAAATACTGGGCTGCTTTCATGAAGAAGATGGCCCCCTTCCAGCCCACTTTGAAGAAGTTGGAATCCAACCCTGAAATCCTCGCGATCTTCAACAAGAAGACGGTCACGCCTGCTTTGGCCCAACTCTTTGTTGAACACATCATCACAGACTGGAACGTCGCTGACGGTTTTGATGAAGACACAGGCGATTTCATCTGGAAAGAGGGTATGCACAACATGCAGGGCGAAGTCGTCCCCTTCGACCCAGAACTCGCAAAGCAAGTGCTCTTGGCCGTGAACCGACTGTTCATGCGTGTCCGTGAAGACGCGGCAGACTACTCTCTGTTTTCGGACAGCGCCGTGATGGCGGATGAGGAAACGGTAAAAAACTCAGTGAAGCCTTAACCTTTGGGCTTGAGCAAGGGCAAGTAGCTGAGTTCGTCATGGTCGCCGCTATCAAACGCGGCGATCCTCTACCTGAAAAGTTAGCGAACCAGCCTCAACTCAACGAAGTCGAAAGCACGATCTACCAAATCTTCCTGCGTCTATCTTCCTGCCGCTTATACACCAGCGCTGGTGTCGGCCCAATACCCTACGACAAAGCGTACAAGGTTCTGGAGAACCGAGGGCTTCTGGAGTTGGAAACTTTCATCATGAGTTGCATTGATGAGATGGACAGCATTTTCATGAAGCACGTCGGGGATAAGATGAAATCCGCCGGGGGATAGCCCATGACGACGTTGACTACATTGCCGCAGCGTTTGGAGAAACGCTTCAAAAGGTTCGAAAAGAAAGTGGACACCCGGGGGCGAAACATCGTCATCGGGGCCCACATCGCCGCAGCCAGAGGAACCCCTGCTGACACCGGGGAGGCTCGGTCAAACTGGCGTATGACCGCAGCTGCCGTCATCCCATCAGGGCAAATCCCAGCATATGCACCCGGTAAGGATTTAGGCATTGAAGAGACCCAAAACCTCTCAATCGCTGTTGCTCAAGGTAAGCGGGTTGCTGCGCGATGGAAGCCTTCGGGCGGCAAACCGATCCACCTTTTCAATAACTGGAGCCAGATCGAACGGCTCAATAATGGTGAAATCTCACAACAAGGCAGTCACTTTGTTGAAAGTGCTAGGGCAAAGCTGATACAGTTGACGAAACTGACAAAATGGCTTGACAGATAATGGCTATCGAATCCGTAAATATCCTATTCCAAACCCGTGGTGTCCGCCGCGTCCGTCGTGACGTGGGCGGAATTGGGGATGATGCTCGCCGCAGCGCGACAGCAGTAGGGTTCCTAAAGGCCAGCCTTGGTTCGGTCGGTGTCGGTCTTGCGGTTCGGGAGTTCGTTCGATTCTCCGATACGGCAACCCGTCTCACAAACCAAATTCGACTTGTGACAACTGACACTGCAAACCTGAATCGAGTGATGAGTGAACTATTTCGGGTGGCTCGGGACACTCGTTCTGGGATCGAACCCACCGCCGAGCTCTACAGCCGATTGCAGCGATCCGCCCAAACCTTGACCCTCAGTCAGCAAGAGCTGCTGGACCTGACAACTGGTATCAGTCAGGCATTCAAAATCTTCGGCAACAACAGTGCTGAGGCCGAGGCCGCGCTGGTCCAATTTAGCCAAGGCCTCGCTGCCGGAGCTTTGCGCGGGGACGAACTTCGTTCCGTGTTGGAACAGGCACCCCGCTTGGCCCAAGCCATTGCCGATGGCTTTAACGAGATCGGCGAAGACCGTCTGGCAAAAGCATTCGGTCAGGGCTTTGAGCTCAACGACGGGACATTTGACTTTGACGTGGTGATTGGTTCGCTGCGTGATCTTGGTGCCGAGGGTGAACTGACATCGGAGCGCGTCATCAAGGCTCTGCAAACTCAGCTGGAAGTCTTGGACTCAGAGTTTGGCACAACGCTGCCGACAATCGAAGACGCATTTGAACAGCTGCGCAACAAAGTCGTAGAGTTGTTCCAATCTCCAGCGTTCGTCAACGTGTCAGTCCAGATCGCCAATATCCTGCTTCTGATCGCTGACAATTTTGAGATCATCACACAGATCGCGGGCACCGCTGCATTCGTGCTGGGCACTGTTTTTGCAGTCAAAGCTGTTGGCGCAGCGATTGCGGGCCTCAAAATCTTGACTGTGTTCTTGCTCGCCAACCCGTTCACTGCACTCATCCTTGCCATCACCGCAGCTGTAGGCTGGGTGCTTCTGTTCGGGGACACTGTTGCTGGTGTCACCGGAGGCACTGCGACCCTGCGCGATGAGTTTGTAGCTGTTTTCCGCACGATCCAAGAAGTCGCAGGCCCGGTCATCGACTTCCTTGCCGGAGCATTCGGTGAGTTCTTTGGGCCTGTCTTTGAAGCGTTTGGCATCATGGGTTCTAATTGGCGTGAGATCGTTGCGTCGATGTACGAAGTTCTCAAATCTTTTGTCACGAACGCGACGGGTATTATGGTCGGGGTTGTCGATGCGATCTCATACTCATGGAACAATCTTCCACAGATCATTGCAGATGTCGCGATCAAAGCTGCAAACTTCTTGATCAATGCTTTCGAATTTGCTGTGAACAAGATCATCGACTTGCTAAACAGCATCGTGACCTTCGGGGCGTCAGTGGTGGACAGCATTACTGGGTTCTTTGAAACTGGGCTCAACGCGATCATTGAAGACTTCAACGTCGTCGCCAGCAAAATCTCTGAGGTGACAGGGCTAGACATCAGCCTCGACCCGATCAGCATTGATCCGATCAATGTGGAAAATCTCCTGATCGACCCAGTTGAAGTCGGACGAATCGAAAATCAGTTTGAAGGTGCGGGTGCTGGAATTGGTTCAGCGTTCTCAAGTGGTTTCGCTCGGGGCTCTGAGATTGCTGCGAGCGGTATCACTGTGTTCGAAGACACTTTCGACAACAAGCTAGCAGAAGTTGAAGCAGAGCGCCGTGCCCGGGAAGCACAGTCGGTACTTGGTGAATTGACCACTCTGGACAATACACCCGGCACCCCAATCGGGACAACCGGAGGTGGGCCAGCTGGGGGCGCTGGGAGCAATACAGGTGGGGGCAGCTCAAAAGAAGCCGAAGCCGCCCAAGAGTACAACCGCCTGCTTGAGCAAAGCACAGAGCTGCGGGGTCGAGAAGCTGAGGCGATGACTGCGACGGACTTGATCCGCCGCACAAGCAATGACTTGGCCGAACGGAATGTTGAGATCGGCGCAGAGACCATCGCGCAGTTGCGTCAGGCGATTGGACTCGAGTCGGACAGCAAGCAGGTCATTGAGGCAAAGCAGGCAATCATCTCAGACCTGCAAGAGCCTATGAACGACTACATCGTTCAGATGACAGCTTTGAACCAGCTGCTTGAGCAAGGCGCGATCTCGCAAGGTCAGTTCAACGAGCAAGTCGCAAATTTGGCCTTGGTCCAAGAGCTTAATGATCTTGATTCGCAACTGGAAAACACCCGGTTCTTCTTTGAGTCACAGGCTCAAGAGCTGCGCGATCATCAGCAGAGCATGTTGAACACCGTGCAGGAAGCGATGGACGCTCGCCTGATCTCGGAGCAAGAGGCTGCGGATCGTATCCTAGCGATCAATGCTGACATGAACGCAAAAATCCGTGAAGCAGAGACCGGACGATACAGCGTTGCGCTGCAATCGGCTTCTGCGACGTTCGGCAGTTTGTCTGATATGGCAAAAGCCTTCTCGGGTGAACAGAGCGGCATTTACAAGGCCATGTTCGCAGCGTCGAAGGCATTTGCGATTGCTGATTCGGTTATCAAAATCCAACAAGGTATTGCCAACGCACTGGCCTTGCCTTTCCCGGCCAATCTTGGTGCTGTGGCTACGGTCGCTGCTGAGGCTGCGAACATTGTGTCCAGCATCCAGTCAGTCGCCCTCGGGTTCCGCGATGGCGGGTATGTCCAAGGTGCAGGGTCCGGTACAAGTGACTCGATCCCTGCGAACCTGTCTAACGGCGAGTTCGTCGTCCGTGAAACACAGACGCGCAAGCACCGTCAGCTTCTTGAGGACATCAACGCCGGACGGCCAATCAACCTCACAGCCGCGCAGTCGCCGATGCCCTTTGCCTTGGGCGGGTTTGTCACAGCAGACAGCCCCATCACCCCAGCGCTTCGCGCACAAGCTGGTGCAGTGGACAGCGTGATCTCAAACCGTCGGGCGATTGCATCCCAGCGGAGTGAAGACGATTCTTCTGGACAACGCGGCGACAATTTTGTATTCAATGTGCAAACACAGGATGCCGACAGCTTCCGCCGCTCAAAAGGTCAAATCCAATCGGATATGGCACGGGCGGTCTCACGAGGACGGAGAAACAACTGATGCCAACGATTGATGAAGTACAATTCCCTGCTGACATCAGCAAGGGTAGTTCTGGGGGTCCGGTTCGTCGGACCTCCATCACCGAGCTCGGCAACGGGTTTGAAGAGCGAAACACCCCGTTGGCAGAAAGCATCCATCGCTATGACGCAGGCCTCGGTCTGCGAAGTCTCGACGACATCTCAGAGGTCAAAGACTTCTTTGAAGCCCGGTACGGCCAGCTCTATGGGTTTCGGTGGAAAGACTGGGCGGACTACAAGTCCTGCCGACCCAAGCAGACCCCCAGCGCGACGGACCAAGAGATCGGCGTCGGCGATGGCACCACAGCGGCCTTTCAGATCAAAAAAGCGTATACCTCCGGCGTCCGCACTTACAGCCGCACCATCAACAAACCCGTGGCCGGGACTGTCCTTGTGGCCGTCAATTCGGTTGAGCAAACAGAAGGTACGGATTTCACTGTTGACACTGTGACCGGGCTCATCGCGTTTGTAACAGCCCCCAGCATCGGTCAAACAATCACTTGCGGCTTCGAGTTCGATGTGCCTGCCCGTTTTGACACGGACATGCTGGACGTGAACCATGAGGCTTTTCAGGTTGGTGCCGTCCCAAACATTGAGATTGTGGAGCTCAAGGTATGAAGACGCTCAGTGCTGGCCTTCAAGCACACCTTGATTCGGGCAATTCAACAATGGCGTATTGTTGGAAAGTCACACGGGCTGACGGCTCTGTTGAAGGGTACACGGAACATGATCGCGATCTGACCTTTGGTGGCGTAACCTACCAAGCCAGAGCGGGTTTCACTGCGAGTCAAATTTCCCAAAAGCTAGGCCTCTCGGTTGACAACCTTGACATTCAAGGTGGCCTCGGCGACGATTCTTTCAGCGAGGATCAGTTAGCCACAGGGCTATACGACAACGCAGCTGTAGAAATCTGGTGGGTGAACTGGCAAGACACCACTGAATCAATACTGATCTCAAAAGGCAACCTCGGCGAAGTCACCCGTGGCCGGACGGGTTTCGAAGCTGAGTTCCGTTCGCTTTCCCATAAGCTCCAGCAGAAAAAAGGCCGGACCTACATGGGGTACTGTGATGCGAAGGTCGGGGACAGCCGTTGCGGTGTGGACTTGACAAGCGCGACGTATCGGGGGACGGGCAGTATCTCAGGAATCAATAATCGAAGATTCACGGTCTCTGGACTGTCTTCATTTGAAACGGATTGGTTCAATTCAGGGATTATCACGTTCACATCTGGACAAAACAACGCTGCGATATATGAAGTGAAACGCTTCACACAGTCGGGGTCTACGGCGGTTTTGGAGCTCTGGTTTCCAACCCCTAGCCCTGTCTCCATCGGTGACACTTTCTCCATCACTGCTGGGTGTCAGAAAGACAGCACCACTTGCCGCGTGAAGTTCAACAATATCGAAAACCATCGTGGGTTCCCATTCATGCCGGGTAATGATGCCCTAACCTCCTACCCTGTGCAGGGTGGTGGTGCTGACGGAAAGAGCTTGTTCAATGGTTGACGCAGAGAAAGTTGTCAGGTTGGCCCGAGCTTGGATCGGTACACCTTACCACCACCAAGCCAGCGTCCGAGGTGTCGGTTGTGATTGTCTCGGATTGGTGCGTGGTGTATTCCGTGAGTACCACGGGTTGCTCCATGATCCAGAAGTCATGCCCGCCTATTCCCCCGACTGGGCTGAATCTAACAAGGGCCGGGAAGACATGCTGGACGCGGCGACCCGACATATGGAAAAAATCGACGGCGAACCTCAGCTCGGAGACATAGTTGTTTTCCGATTTACGCCGAAATCAGTTGCAAAGCACTGCGCAATCATGTCATACGATGGCAAGATGATCCATGCACACAAACGCAGCACCCGTGTAATCGAAGTCCATATGGTGCCGTGGTGGCGTAAGCGGATCGCAGGAGTATTTCGCTTTCAGGAGGCCTAAACTTGGCAAACCTATTCTATCGCCCGCCACCAAACCTTGCCCAAACCAGCCCTCAGCTGGAAGAAGTTCAGATCAGCTCGGGCTCCGAGGGGACTGCTATCTCTCGTCTGTGGGGGAGGATGCGCCTAGATGGAAAACTGATTTGGGCCACAAACTTCCGCGAAGAAGTGGTGACAGAGACAGCGACATCAGGGGGTAAAGGCGGAAGCAGTGAGACGGTTTCCGTCGATAATTTCTTTTACTATTGCAGCTTCGCTTTCGCGTTTTGCGAAGGCAGCGATACGACTCAACTTGGCCGGATTTGGATTGATGGCACCCTGATTGAACAGGGGAAGTACACGATTCGCTTTTACGAAGGGTCTGAAACCCAATCAGCCGACCCTTGGATTGAATCAATCGAAGGCGTAGGGACGGTTCCCGCATTTCGTGGCACTGCCTATATCGTGTTCGAGGATTTACCTCTTGCAGAATTTGGCAGACGAATCCCGCAAGTCACGGCGGAAATCATCAAGCCCCTGACAGGTCTCGGCGAGGATGATCTTGAGAAAGCGCTCCAAGGCGTTTGCATGATCCCGGCTTCGGGCGAATCCGCCTATGCGACTGAAATCCGGTTTCGGGATGACGGGTTCGGCACAACAGTCACAGAGAACATGAACAATGGCACTGGACTCGCAGACAGCGTTGTGTCATTGGACCAACTACAATCCCAAGCAGAAAACGCAGACTCGGTTTTGCTGGTGGTCGCATGGTTCGGAGATGATCTTCGGGCGGGGAATTGTGAAATTAAACCAAAAGCCGAGTTCCTGACGGAAAGCGCATACGTCACCACTGCCAACAACCGACACATCATCACTTTGCAAGCGGGGCAGACCGTCAAGCTGACGGATGACACAGGCGATTCCCATACAGTCGAAATCCAACTGGACAGTTCGACAGTCGCCACGATCTCTGTCCCGGCAGGCGGATCGGCAAATTACAAAACGCCCTCAGCTGGTAACTACATTTTCACCACCTTGGACGGGTCTGTGCCTCACCCGACCAAGAGAATCACTGCTGATGTCCAGCAGAACGCCGCTGTGTACCCGTCAGACTGGCAGGTCAATGGGGTTGTGCGCAGCGAGGCTGAGAAGGTCACAGAGCTCCCTGACGGGGCGTTGGCTTACGGCGGCACCCCTTCGGATCAGAGCATCATTCAATACATCCAAGAGATGAAGAGCCGAGGCATCCGTGTGATCTTCTACCCCTTCATTATGATGGACCAGATCGCTGGCAATGGCCTCCCTGATCCGTATGGTGCTTCGGAGCAAGCAGAACTTCCGTGGCGTGGCAGAATTACATGCTCGCCCGCCCCGGGTCAACCCGGCACCGTTGACAAAACAGTTACCGCTGGCACGCAGATCGACAACTGGTTCGGGTCTGCTACAGCCGCGCAGTTTTCAACCGACGGCCAAGGTCTGCCGACGTTCACAGGCCCTAGCAATGAGTGGGGCTACCGTCGCATGGTTTTGCACTACGCAAACCTGTGCGAAGCCGCAGGCGGGGTAGATGGCTTCATCGTAGGCACAGAGCTGCGGGGCATCACGGGCGTCCGCTCTGGGCCAAACGGCCCGTTCCCCGGGGTAGACAATATGATCACTCTGGCAACGGATGTGAGTGGTATCGTCAGCGCGTCAACGAAAGTTGGGTACGCGGCAGACTGGTCTGAGTACCACAGCTATAGGCCGGACGACGGAACTGGAGACGTGTTCTTCAACATGGACCCTCTTTGGGCACACCCTGACATTGATTTCATCGGGATCGACAACTACCTGCCTCTATCGGATTATCGGGACGGGGATACTGATTCGATCTACGACATCGAATACCTCATGTCGCATGTCGAAGGCGGGGAGTATTATGACTATTTCTACGCAGACTTCGCCGCTCGCGAGTCCAACACGCGCACACCAATCACTGACACGACTTACGGTAAGCCTTGGGTTTATCGACAAAAAGACATCAAAAACTGGTGGTTGAACACCCACATCAATCGGCCTTCCGGCATCGAGTCTGGGGGCAATACGTCATGGGTCGCTCAGTCAAAACCGATCTGGTTCACAGAGTACGGCAGTCCTGCTGTGGACAAAGGCCCGAACCAGCCAAATGTGTTCTTTGATCCTAAGAGCTCGGAAAGCGCGTTGCCATACTTTTCGACCGGGAAAAGAGATGACCTGATCCAGCGACGTTACGCTGAGGCGTTTCTCAAATACTGGAGACCTTCCAACGGGAACAACCCGTCGTCATCTCAGTACAGTGGTAACATGGTGGACTTCGACAACACGTACATCTGGACGTGGGACGCGAGACCATATCCTCAATTCCCGTACCTGACAACAACTTGGACGGATTCGGCGAACTACCGCAAAGGTCATTGGCTCAACGGCAGACTGGGAGTCGCGCCCCTGTCACTGCTGGTCAAAGAGATTTGTATGGACTATGGGATCGAAGAGTCTTGCATTGATGTCAGCGGGCTTTTTGGGGCCGAGGCTATTGTTCGTGGGTTTTTCACGAAAGACTTATCAAGTGGGCGCGAGCTACTGGACGCATTGTCTTCTGCCTATATGTTTGATGGGTTTGAAAGTGAAGGACTGATCAAGTTTGTTCTACGCAGTAATTTCATTGAAACGACAATCGACGAAGGTATGTTGGTCTCAAAGCGAGGCGATCCCGGCGGATTCACTCGGGTTCGCAGTCAGGAAACCGAGCTGCCAGAGACGGTCAAGATCAGCTTCGTTGATGAAGAGAATGACTACCAAATTTCCACTGTTGATGGCAACAAACAGGTTGGCACTTCAAAAGACGTTCTGGACCTCGACATCCCAGTTGTTCTCGAATCGGGGTATGCTAAGTCGATCACCGACGGTACGTTGCAGCAAGCATGGACCCATAGGGAGATCGCAGAGTTCTCTCTACCCCCAAGCCTAATTCGAATTGATCCTAGCGATGTGATCAATACGACATTGAACGGAAAAGAAGTCAGTGTGTCCGTGACCAAGATTGATTCAGGTGACATGCGCGATGTTGAAGCTCAGAATTATGACCGGACAATCTATAACGTGTTAGAATACGACAGCTTGTCTGGGGTGACACAAGTGAACCCTGTCTATGGGTTCAGCTTTTTGACGTTTATGGACATCCCGCTTCTGACAGGCGAGGAACCGTTGGTCCATGCACCTCGAATCGCAGCCTATCAAGACCCTTGGCCGGGTGCGGTCAACCTTTTTCGTGACAACAACGCTGGGGGTTACAACCTCAATACCCAAGTGGCTCGACCATCACCTATTGGGGAAGTTGTCGCTGAGTTCTTTTCAGGCCCTACAGGCGTTTGGGATGTGAATAACAGTTTGTTCATCCAGCTCTATTCAGACGATCAGCTCCTAAGCACAACAGACGCGGCGGTACTTGAAGGTGCCAACGTCATTGCCGTCCAAGGTGTTGATGGGGAGTGGGAGATCATACAATACGTGGAGGCGACCCTACTTGCCGAAGGCAGGTATCGTCTATCCCGTCTACTTCGTGGGCAGCTGGGGACGGAGCACGCAATGGCTGATCCTCTGCCAATCGGTTCCCGAGTTGTGGTGATCAATTCTTCTAATTTGGGTGTCGTGAATCTCTCGTTGAATCAAAGACTGATTGACATCAACTACCGATATGGCCCTTCGGTTTACCAACAAGACGATTTCCGGTATGCTGATGAGACTTTCAATGCTAAGGGCGTTGGTCTTAGGCCTTATGCCCCCGTCGGCCTGACAGGCACCCGAGACTACTCAAATGATGATGTGACCCTATCTTGGAAACGTCGGACCCGGTTCGGAGGGGATAGCTGGGAAGCCACTGAAATTCCGTTAAACGAAGACTTTGAACGGTATGAGTTAGAGATCATGAATGGAAGCACCGTCGTCAGAATGGTATCAGTTGAAAACTTGACGAATTGGGTGTATAGTTCGGCAAATCAAATCTCTGACTTTGGCTCCGTGCAGGACAACTATACGTTCTGTGTGTTCCAAATCAGTGCGATCTTTGGTCGTGGGTCAAAAGCAACTTCGACTGTAAATCTATAAGGAGTCCCGCATGGTCGCGAATACAACTGGTTCTGGTTTTCTTGTCCCTGAATGGGGACGGGTGACGAGCGCTGAGGATGGACGTTGGGTCTCTAACTCTAACCCGAACTATGGCCCGGGCTATCACAACTGGAGTGAGAACTGTGGTACAGGTGCAGAGCCAAACGTCGAATGGGAAAATTTTGGGACGTTTTTACCTGCGGGCATGATCCTGCACAAGACTTGGATGAGTGGGCGTGGTAACGATACCACAAATTCTCCAAATTTTGATTATCGCATGTTGTTCATCACCCCAAATGTGGACACGGAATGGACTCAAGAAGGGCTCAATACCGACTCGGACGTTGGGTCCCAAACCCTCGTCGCTGACAACTGGTTGAACCCGACAACCGCCATTGGGGGTGTGGACCAGCAGTTCACAAACGGCGTGGGCCGAGGGCACATCCGTCAGTTCGATCTTGATTTCACAGTCCCGGTTGACGGGTGGATTTCGTTCTTTTTCCGGCCTGAGCGGGCCACCGCATTAGGTACAGACTATTTCCGACTCTCCATCAACCATTTGATGCAGTACCCAATTTTTGAAAGCCAAAACTGATGACAGACACCCCAAACCTCGGCATGACCCTTGTTGAAGCGGCTCAGTCCCAGAAGCATGTGACAGTCAATGAAGCCCTCTTGCGCATTGATGCCCTCGCTCAACTGACGATCCTCGACCGCGATCTCACTTCGCCCCCTGTTTCCCCGGTAGATGGGGACACGTACATCGTCGCCGCAGGGGCGGTGGGAACTTGGGCGGGTCAGGACAACAATATAGCGGTGCTTTTTTCCGGCGGCTGGGTTTTCTTGACGCCCAAAGAAGGTTGGAAAGGCTTCATCGTCGATGAGAGTATTGATTCTATTTGGAACGGGTCCAGTTGGACAACAGTTACAGTCTCGACCACGCCACAAGTCGTCAGTCCGAATGGGGCTATTATTGCTCTGGGTTTGGCGGAACAGTCTTTGACGATGGCTGGGGCCAGTGTGTCCTCGACGATCTTTTTCCCGAACCGCAGTATAATCCAAGCGGTCAGCGTGTATGTGGTGTCTGACATCACAGGTGCAACGTCTTATGACTGTGGCCTGCTTCTTGGCGAAAACCAGTTCGGCGGCAGTCTGGGGATTGCGTCGGGATCGAACAACGTCGGGGTCATAGGCCCCACAGCGGTATACGCTGACACCACTATCACATTGACCGCAAATGGCGGGTCGTTTACTGGTGGGGAAGTGCGAGTTGCGCTTCAATACCTGCAAGCTACAGCCCCTACTTCATAAGGAAATCCTATGAACGCTGAGATTCAAGAATACATCGAAAGCCGCGCTCGCCGCCTGCGCGTCGATCCTGCGGCATTGAAAGCTGTTGTGGAAGTTGAAAGCAATGGTCAGGGCTTCACAGACGGCCTCATCACGATCCGATGGGAAGGCCATTATTTCTGGCGACAGCTGCCAGAGAACCTGCGCAACACCGCTCGCAGTCAAGGTCTAGCAGACCCCCGTGCGCAGAAGATCAAAAACCCTCGTGACATGGCCGCACGACATGCCCTGCTTGACCGGGCCAAGGCGATCCACGCTGAGGCAGCTCTGAAATCCATCTCTATGGGTGCCGGACAGGTTATGGGGGCCCACGCTGAACGTCTTGGATACCGAGACGTGTTTGAGATGTGGGAAGCCGCTGGCACAGAAAAAGGTCAGGTCGATCAGATTATCCTCTATGTCGAACGGTTCGGACTCGTCGATGAGCTTCAACGATTGGACTTTGCTGGGTTCGCCCGGGGGTACAATGGTCCGAATTATCGCAAGTTTTCCTATGACACGAAACTGCAAAACTCTTATTACCGTTACGGAGGCTCAGGATCGGCATCTGGAGGCCAAGCATTGCGCATGGGCGACCGTCGCGAATCCCGTGTTGTGGCTTTACAACGTCGTCTCTCTGAGCTTGGGTTCCACACATCTGTTGACGGTGACTTCGGGCCTGCAACAAAACAGGCTGTGCAAGCGTTCCAGCTCGCTAACGGGCTGACAGCGGACGGCGTGGTAGGTGAGGTTACTCAGGGGGCTTTGGACGTAGCCACACCCCCATTGGAGGTCACATCTCGCAATACAACAACTGAGGCCGAATTGAGTGAGCGCAGCCGTATTGCGAACAATTCTCGTCGGCTGCGGAACACTGGAGCTACAACCGCTACCGTTGCGGCGACAGCCAAAGTCGCAACTGAAACAGGTGTTATTGATTCGGTTGTAGAGCTATCCGGCCAATACGAAATCCTCACTGATGCGTTGGCACCGCTTTCTGGCATCCAGCAATTTGTAACAGACAACCCTCTGGTTTTTGTAGCCTTGGCCGGGATTGGCATAGCGTATTTCGGGAACAAAATTCTCAAAGCCCGCGTTGAAGACCACCGCACTGGGAAGACAATCTAATGTCTGTATTTTTGCTCGGATGGCTCGGTCGGATCACAGAATCACCTCTCTTACGCCGCCTGCTTCTTGCAGGCGGCATATTGCTTTTGGTGTTTTGGGTTCTGCAAATGGCGGAAGAACGCGGAGGGCAACAAGTCCGAACCGAAGTGATTGAGGTAGAGTCTCAAGAACTGATCGAACAAGTTAAAAATCTGGAGCGTGCATTAAACGCCGCAGCGGCCAGAGCTGCCGAATCAGCAGCCCAAAACAGAGAACTAGAAAGGCAGATAGATGCAATTATTTCAGATGCTCAGAACGCTCCTGAAAGGGATCGTGTTGTCATCCCTCGCGACTTTACTGATAGGTTGCGCGGGCTCAAATAGCATACCAGTTACGGTTTCTGTTCAACTTCCTGACCTGCCGCCTCACTTGGTTCAATGCTTTGAAGGGTTAACAGAACTGCCAGAAGGGGACTGGACTTATAGCCAAACGATAGAAGCACTTGCAAACCTACGAGGCTCTGAGTTACAAAAGAACCGTTGCGGGCGTGACCTAATAGAGTTCTATGCCCAACTCTCTGATAACGCTTGACAGAAAGAAAAGTTCCATGTCCGCTGAACCTACCCAGAACAACCACTGGTCATTTGATCGAAGAGTGCCAATAGCAGTGATTTTTGCCATAGTCATGCAGAGTGGCGCAGCCCTGTGGTGGGCCGCTACCATCAGTTCGCGTGTTGGAGTTCTGGAGAGAGACGTGGCACAGACATCGGAAACTTATGAGCGTGTGATTCGGCTTGAAGGTCAGGTCGAAAACAACACTCGCCTGCTGCAACGGATTGACGAGAAACTAGACAGAGCATTGGAAAACTAATGACAAAGCCGACCCCGGGAAGACAGCCCGATCTGGACGAAATCCTACGCCGCAAAGCGGCATATGACAACATTGGCACACAGGAAGCGACGGCAGAGCAACTGGGCATCTCCCGTCGCTCTTTGCGTCGTTCTCTTGAGAAATATGACCTGTACGTTGCCGAAGGCGTTATCGCCCCTAAGCCGCTGTTTTCTGGCCGGATCAATGCAATGGGCAGAGATGTCCTTCCAGTTCCAGCCAAGGGTCAAGTGCGTCATATGATTCTGACGTGCATCCAGAACAACACCCCATTGCACGACGGCGTTTGGCAAAACCTCTTGGCCCTTCGGGACCATTACAGTGCCGAGCTTTTCATCAGCACATTCACGTACAACAAGAACGCTTTCAGCAAATGGTCTCAAAAGATGTCCACCAATGGCGGGCAATCCTCTGAGGACATCTGGTTCGACAGCCGAGCGCTTGAATACCTCGTTGACAAGAGCGTCGAGATCGCCCCGGGCTTGGTGTGGTGTGGCGAACAACAGATCAGCCCCACCGCCGAGCGGCCTTTAAGCGGTTTCGAATCGTACACAGGCCGCAAATCCGGTGTTTTCCCACACACCAAGTTTTCGATGGAAAGTGTGGCCTCGGGCAAGTATGAGCCCACAAAGATCAACTACACCACCGGGACCGTGACCCAGCGAAACTACACCGCCACAAAAGCGGGCCGCAAAGCTGAGTTCCATCACGGATACGGGGCGGTGCTTGTTTCTGTGGACAGCGAAGGTCGGTGGTTTGTCCGGCAGCTAAACGCAGACAGCTCTGGTGTGATCTGCGATCTCGACCTTATGGCAGCAGACGGCATCGTGACAACCGGACACGCGGTTGAAGCGATCACATGGGGGGACATCCACGGCGATCACCTATCCCATCAAATGCGCGAGCTGTGCTGGGGCCAAAACGGCATTCTGGAGACGTTGAGACCCCGAGTCCAATTCTTCCATGACACCTTGGATTTCCGAGCACGCAACCATCATGACCGAGACAATGCCCTGCTTGAGTTCGAGAAACACTTGGACGGAAAAGATGACGTGGAAGATGAACTTTCACGATCTAAGGGGTTCCTTGATGATTCGTATCGCGAGTGGTGTGAATCCGTCGTTGTGGACAGTAACCACGACAACGCATTAGGCCGTTGGCTTGATGAGGCAGACTACAGGACTGACCCGACCAACGCCATGTTCTTTCTGGAAGCGCAGTTGCGTCGATACCAATCAGTCAAGAACCGCGAGCACGATTTCCACCTTGTTGAGTGGGCTATGCGCCGAGCGGGTTGCTCAGATCAGATCGTGTTCCTACGCGAAGACGAATCATATATCATCGCCCCCAACTCAGGCGGGATTGAAGGCGGTATGCACGGGCACCTCGGGCCGAACGGAAGCCGGGGCACGCCGACTGGGTTGAAGAAGATGGGCCGCAAAGCCAATATCGGTGACAAGCACTCAGCAGGCATCTACGACGGCCTGTATGTGGCAGGGGTGCTCGGCGATCTGGATCAAGGATACAATTCAGGCCCGTCGAGCTGGTCCCACAGCAATATCATCACTTATGCCAATGGCAAACGTGCGATCCAGACTATATGGGATGGAAAAGGTTGGGCTTGAAGCTCAATAGGCAATCAAAGCGAAGTGGGCACGGTCACAAAGTTGACCGTGCCCTTCTTTTTATCCGGTGCAGGAGCGCTCACCAGTTTCAGGATCATAGACACACGCGCCGCCTTCGTCAGATTCGGGCTTGTCCTCGGAAACAGTGAGGATCGACCCAGTGATCTCGTTGGGGCGATACGTTGTGCAACCCTTACAGCCAGCTTCCCATGCCTGCCAGTACACATCACAGAAATCCTCGAACGAGATGTCTTCTGGACAGTTGACCGTCTTGGAGATGCTGGAATCAACATGGCGCTGTGCTGCGGCCTGAACCTGAACGTGATCCATTGGGTCGAGGCCTTGGGCGGTTGCGAAATAATCGGGCAGCGGCTCGCCGGGAAACTGTTTGCGGAACTGAGCAACAGCATAATCAACGACTTCTTCCTCAAAATGAGAACCATCGTCGGCGATCACTTTTCGGGTGTATGCGTGAGCAAAGATTGGCTCGATTCCAGAGCTGACATTGCCCGCGTACAGGCTTATCGTGCCTGTTGGTGCCACACTGGTCAGAAGCGCGTTACGCAACCCATGCTCAAGGATTCGATACCGCGTCTCAGGCACCAGCGTTGAAGCGTGCGTGCCCTCATCTAACAGCTCTTGAGCATTGAAAAGAGGGAAAGGCCCTTTCTCCACGGCAAGATCAACCGAGGCATTGTATGCAAGCTCGTCGATCTGCTGCATCCATGAATCAACCAAGGCGATTGACTTCGGCGACCCATACCGTGCTTGGCACATTGCCAGAGCATCAGCTAGGCCTGTGACACCGAGGCCGATCCGCCGTTTCGATTTGGCTTCTGCTTCCTGCTGAGGCAGGGGGAAATTGCTGGCGTCCACCACGTTGTCCATCATACGGACAGCCAATGCCACTAGGCGCTCCAGCTCCGGCCAATTAAGGGATGCTTGGTCAGTGAAAGGGTCAGTGATCAGGCGGGACATGTTGATCGAACCAAGCAGGCAAGCTCCATACGGGGGCAGGGGTTGCTCGCCGCAAGGATTGGTGCTGGCGATCTCTTCGCAATAGCGCAGGTTGTTCGCATTGTTGATCCGGTCGATGAAGATCACACCGGGCTCTGCACTGTCATAGGTAGATCGCATGATAGCGTCCCACAGATCGCGGGCCTTGATAGAGTGGTAGTATTCCCCTTTGAACACCAAATCCCACATCTCGTCATCTTCGACCGCAGCCATGAACCCGTCTGTGATCAAGACAGACATGTTGAACATGCGCAACCGGGCGGAATCGTGTTTGGCATGAATGAAGTCGAGGATGTCAGGATGGTCACATCGCATCGTCGCCATCATAGCCCCACGGCGCGACCCAGCGGACATGACTGTACGGCACATCGAGTCCCAGCAGTCCATGAAGGTCAACGGCCCCGAGGCGTCCGCAGCCACGCCTTTGACGAGCGCACCCTTTGGCCGGATCGTCGAGAAGTCATATCCGATACCGCCGCCTTGCTGCATCGTCAGAGCCGCCTCTTTCAGCATCTCGAATATGCCCGCCATCGAATCAGGCACAGTGCCCATGACAAAGCAGTTGAACAGCGTCACATCTCGCCCGGTGCCAGAGCCAGCTGTGATTCGGCCCGCAGGTAGGTACTTGAAATCTTCCAAAGCAGAGTAAAACTGAGCTGCCCAATGCTCGGAGTCTTCTTCAACTTCTGCGAGCTGTTTGGCGATCCGCCACCATGTATCTGTCACATCTTTGTCGAGGTTGTTTTTATCTTCGTCTTTGTGACGATACTTCATATCCCATATCTGTTCAGATATGGGGGCGGCGAAATTACTCATCGCGATCTCCGTTTTTAGAATTTTGAGTGTCCTGATTTTAGATCAGGAGCCTACCTTCATACATGCTGATTGCAGCACTTGCAAAGGCGTTGCGTTCGGTTCGATCACAGACAGCTCGTCCAAATCTTCGAGGCTGATCTCAACGATGACCGCCCCGGGGTCGCGTCGGACCTCGTTGAAGTTTTCGTCATTTAGGTCGCAGCCTTTGATCAGAAAGCGCTTTACGCTGTGGCCTTCGCCAACTGCGAGAAGCACCCAACCGTTGCCACCAGCGAGCCAATACTTGCGGAGCCACGGCATTTGTAAAGGACGAAATTTGACTTGGACGGAGCCGTCTGTCCGGTCTGGCGAGCGCTTCAATTCGATCTTGAAGCAGTCACCCTCCCAGCAGCCGTCAGTATCGGGCGTGCCGCTGGCAACACCGTTCTCTACTCGCTCCATCTGAAAGTCTTTGACCTTCGGAGCGCCGCGCTTCAACCATTTCCACAGAACATTTTCGCGTGCCATTATGACCAAACCCCATCATAAACTGCTTGGCACATCTCGGAGATGGACCCATTATTGGTCACTTCAACATCCACATCACAATCAACTGCGTACTGTTCGCTTTCGTGAGTGATGGGTGCGTTTTTGAAGCCCGGGAAGTCTGGAACAATTCGAATCAGAGTGCCCCCGTTTTCACGAATAGCGGCCATCTCATTCGGGAACCGACAATCATCAGCAATCACAATTCGCTTTGTCCCTGCCCGCTCCATCCAGAGGCGCACCCACAGATTCGGGTGTATGCAGTTACGACCCCATTCGGTGCCGAGCGTTTGCATTGCGTGCCGGGGAGTTTGCCCCATAAGCAGATCACAGGGCTCTTCTTTCAAATGCCCTTCGATATGGTCTTCATCTAGGCCAATCGCCCGCAGCATGTCTTTGAGTGGGTCCGCAAATTTGACCCGGGAAAAACCGTATTGCTCTTCGAGATATTCTGCTGCCGTCGTTTTGCCAGAGCCAAGACGGCCCACCAGTCCAATGATCTTCATAGTGTTCTCCATGTCATATGAATGCTTCCATCTCTAGCGTATATTTCAGTCCGAGTCCAGCAACATCGTCAGCAACACTACGTTTTGTTCGGTGGCTGCTGAGGATCATCCCGTCCACGGAATCATCGCACTCATAGTCAATCACATCAATGACGCGGCCCCCAACTTGGGTGGCTCGCTCTGACGCCTGTTCGCGTATGATCAGGTCTTGAGTGTGAGAATACCAGATGATTGTCCCCGCAGCGGACAGGTTAAGGCCTGTCCCGCCTGCTTGCGGCTGACCGATGAACACGCGAACTTTTTTGAACCGCATGAAATTGTCAATCGCTGATTCGCGGTCCTTGTTGCGTACATCGCCGTGGTATTGGACGGAGCCGACGCCGAGCCGATCCATCAGCTTTGCGACCTTGGAAATGTCCTCTTTGAACTGGCACCAGATGATGACCTTGTTGTCCGTACTCATGACATCTCGTTCGAGGGCAATCAACGATGGGTTGTGTTCGTCCGAGATCACATCTACGATCTCTCCGAACTCATCTTTGAACCAACCCCGGGCGAGCTGCTGGAGCTTCAAGAGTCGAGCCCCACCGTCGTATCCTGAATCTTCAAGAATGTAGTCTCGGACCAGTTTGTCGTATACTTTTCGCTGCTTGTCGGCCATTGAGAACGGAGTGATGGTCTCTGACAGGTCCGGCATGTCATCGCAGTCTTCTCGCAGGACCACTGAGGACCACTGCCCGATCCGATCAGTCAGCTCATCAAGGTTGCAATACGAATCGAGTTGTTCAAATTGCCGACCACCTTTTGTCCGAGCCATGCGGTAGACCGCATACCGGGCTTTGAAGTCGCCATAGGTCCGATAACCCAAGGCTTCGGGTTGCAAAATTTCGAACTGAGACCACGCGGCCAAGGGTGTGTTACTCACCGATGTCCCGGTCAGAATGCGACGGAAAGCGCAGCGCTTGGCAAGCGCTCTTGCAACTTTCGTTCTGCGCGATCCCGGCGTTCTGAAATCGTGGCTTTCATCCACAATCAGAAACACCTTGCCTTTATGTGCTTTCAAGAACCGTTTGATTATCGCCTGCGCGTTGTCTGTGCGAATCGATTCGGAGTTCATCGCGAGAAAGCTGAGATTGCCCTGCGCTTTGTCACAGACCACATTGACCCCAGCCTCATGCCATTTTGTCTTAACGGCAGAAGCACGGTAGACGTGGAACTTGTATGGCACAGAGCAATGGACAGGCAGCTCGCGTTTGATCCAGTTGTTGTGTACCCCGTTTGGTGCCAAGACAATGACCCCCGTTATCGCACCTTGACAGAACTGATAAGCGGCGGTGTCAATCATCACCTTCGTCTTACCAGTCCTCATCTGCCACAAAAGAGCCCGAGCGGCATCATTCTTATGCTCGTCGAACTCTTTTGCTTGGTGCCTATAAGGTTGTGTCTTGAACTTAAAAATCACTTCTGCAAACTTTCAATTTTCTGTTTCAGTTTTGCGATTTCCGCTTTCTGATCTTCAATAATCTTCTCTAGTCTCGGGTTTCTTTGGTTCAAAAGGTTTTCATGTTGCGTGACAAACCGAAGATTACCGCGAAGATACCCTTTAAGGCTATCAATCCGGTCGAGTTGTAAACCCGGGTCATCGTGCCCTTCTAGGGTGAAAAGATATTGAGTCATGTTGCGTCGGTCTTGGGCGAAGTCCTCTTCAATAGCTGGGTTCAAACGACCCCCGTAGTTAGGGAAGGCTTTGCATTTTGGGTTAGTGCTACGGTCAATAGCCCCACTCGAAACAATTTGCAGCCGACGAACAATGTCGAAGCAATCGGGGCACGAGATCGCGCTGTTTTTGAAAACCCCAGTCACTCCACAACGGAAGCACTGCTTAGGTTTTACCCCAGCAGCAGAACGCATCCGACAGATTTTTGAACAAAAACGTGTGCTCACCCTAAAAGGTTGAAAATCGTTTTGACAATACTCACAAGATTTCATAAGAACATCAGTCTTCGCCGCAGCCTCTCATTTTGCCGTCCTTGCCGCGCTCAACGAATTTGGTCCAGATCGTCCAACCTTGAGGGCATAGAAACCCCCAGTTTCGGATACGGGGGCCTGTGATGAACAGGGTCCATGCAGGCTGTTTGTTGGTGCCGGGAAGAACCAGACGGTGTAGATAGTCCGGCTTGCGCAGCCTAATTTGGCCGGGTCTGAAAAACCGGGTGCGTGTGGGCATTTCGTGGAGTGGCTTTTCAAATGGTGTACCATCGAACGGGTCCATGTAAAGCGGGTCGAGGTCCACTTCGCCGAGGGTGCCTTTCAACAGCACAGAAAAAGACCACCAAGGATGGTCATGCAGTGCCCGATCCACATCGTCCCAAATGATCTTGTGCAGATAGACATTCAGGAATCGATTCCTCGGGATGAGCCACCAGCGAATCAGTTGTGGAATTTCCTGCCCGTCTTCGAGTTGGGTCTGGATAACCGCGTGCGGCTGACGATCAATGATTCGATCCAACCACCAACGGAAGTCGCTGATCTTTTCTCGTGCTTGTGATTTTCTCATTTTCTATACCTCTTTCCTCTCCAGCCCTCAGCGTCCATAGGGAAGCCCTCGGCCCAATCCGGTTTCTGTTCGATCAGCGTTTCGAAGTCTTTGACAGACCCTTCACCCTCATTGACTTCGGTGACGATCTCATCGTGTACTGTAAGCACAAGATCGTATGTTGGGTGGTCTTCAACGATGACCATAGCGTAGGCCATCATATCCCGTGAGATCGCCTGTACGACGTTCTCAACGAGCTTGCCCCCATAGGTGGTCTGACGGCCCCACTTCTTCGTCATGCTGTTGACGCCCATGAAGTGAATTGTCAGCTTCTCTTTGCCCCATGAGGTCTTCGCCATCCGCAAAGATGGGAAGGCATAAGCGAGACAACGCCCACTGGGCAGCTTGCAGAACAGGAAGGAACCGACGACTTTGAACCCAACGGGGCCTGCCTTGCGCCAAACCTTCTTCTTGCGTTTGTTGCGGTCCTTGATGTTCTTCCAAGCGATGTGGTCTTCAATCGCCCACATAGCCGCTTCTTCACAGTCATTCCAGAAATCAACAACCAAGCTGTACTTTTCGCGGTACGAATCAACGAGAAATTTTGCCATGACGAGTTCGGGCATATCCTCTTTTGTGATGCCATCTTTGAAATAGACCATCGGCAGTTTGAGGATCGCAGCTTCGATTTCTTTGAACTTGGCCGGGGAGACAAGCTGGTTGATCAGGTCCAGCTCGAATCGCATACCTTGCATCCGGCAGGTTTGCAGGAATTTGTTTGCCCCCATGCTGTATCCACATGCGAGAATGATCGCTTTGCCGACCTGCCGTTCCTTGGCGTCCGCTTTTGTAATCGTTCTGCCAAAGATCGTTGAAGCCATATCACAGTAGATGTCTTCACCTCGACGGAAAACATCCAGCGCCCGCTGATCACCTGCGGCCCACAGGACGCCTCGGGCTTCAATCGCGCTGTAGTCCGCCACGATCAGCTCTTTGCCCTCTGGGGCACACACAGCGCCGCGCACAACGGAAGCAAACAGCTCCATAGGGTCAGATGCCGCACTCGTGTATTGCGCAAGGTCTTCTGCCATCTTCTTTGTCAGCAGACCGTCTTTTACCAGATTCCAAATCTCAGCATCATCGTCGATGTTCTGCGCGATCCCGGCCAAGTCGTTGTCTAGGATCATCGCGCAAACGATGTCCATGATCAACGCAATGCCTCTCGGCAGATTTTGAAACTGCACACCGCGACCAGACCAGCGGCCCGTGTTGGCCCCGTGGTACATCAACGTGTCACGGATACGGCTATCCAGATTGACCCGACGAACCATCGCATCAAATTTCTTTGTCGAAGTCCGGTTTGCGATTCGGACGATCCTCACTACCCGGGCGACATCCTCTGGGAGTGACGGGTCCAACAAGAAATCGTCAAGCGTCTTGCCTTGTGTGTTGGGGAGGTATTCGCCTTGGGACGCAACCCATTCGATGACGGCTTTTCGAGAACCAACGGTGCTCACCTCTCCGTTGGTTAGGTCGCGCAGCTCGTCAGTCAGAGATTCGATTTGCTCGCCGATCATGGACATGATGTGGTTCACCATCTCCAGATCACAGTACACGCCGCGCTCGTTTATCGCCTGATCGACTTGCCACACCCGCTGTTCGAACGGCACGAGGTCTGGCAGCTTCCCTGAAAAGGAATGCTCGGCTTCAACGTCTTCGCAACAGTACAGGATGAATCGGGTGTATTCTTCTTTGCTCCCAAGGAACTCACGGGGGTCCGCCTTGGACGGCTTCCTCGGCTTGCACAGGCGACGGATCATCGCCGATCCTTCTTCGTCCTTAGCGACATCAGCTCGGACAATCTCGCAGGCCTTATCAAGAGCTCTGGGCAAAGAGTAGGCAGCGGCTTTCGCGGCAGAACACATCCAGCTTTCATCCGGTATGTCAGGCCAGCCATACTGCTTGGTCATAATGTTCCGCCACAGAGCACGCTCAAAGAAAGCGTTGTGCGCTTCAATGATGTCTCCGTCTTCAATGGCTTTCCAAAGAGCTGACGGATCATCAGTGAACAGGTATTCCCGTCCGGTTTCAGGGTGGGTGTGGTATCCTAGCTCAACGCCAAACTCGTCTATGACCCACGGAGGAACCCATGCCACCGTCGCGTCATCGCCAGTCTTGAACGCAAGACAAATGATCTCCGTCGATTCGTCCTCAGCGTACCGCCATGCCCCAACCTTGGGGAGATCAGCACGACTGCGGCCTTCGAAGTCGATTGTTGTCTTGCGTCTTTGCATTAGATGTAGCTTGCGCCTTGAAGCCCAAGAGCTGAACAGTACATCTCGAAAACCGCTTGTTCTTCGGCCAAGTCGTTCGCATCGCGCTTCCGCATCGCAATGACTTTGCGAAGAACCTTCACATCGTAGCCCCTGCCTTTGGCCTCAGCCATGACTTCTTTCTGGCCGTTTGCGATGTCTTTCTTTTCGGCTTCCAAATGCTCCCAGCGTTCAATGAACTGCCGCAGCTCGTCGCCAGCAACAGTGGTGGAATTTTCTTGGTCGGACATGGTGTTCTCCATAAAACAAGGGTTAGAATCAATGACGGCGCGAAGTTAAAAACGACGCGCCGCCACCGAGACAGGAGAAACTAAGCCGACAGAAGCTCAGTGACCCCAATTTGACACATGTGGGTGCCTCAGTCAAGGTGGCCGTGGTCTCAGATGTTGATGTAGTAAACTTCCCCTACAGCGAGTCGTTCGCGCAAATCCTCAATCTCAGCCAATAACAAATCAGCCGCATCAAAGTCGCCGTCCAAGGCTAAGTCCTCGGCCTGCTTCTCTTTTGCATCAATCGCATCTTGCATAGGTTGCAGTATCAATGTGGGTAAGCCTGTCATTTGTTTCTCCATCAGATAAGGCCGGAGGTTGTCACACCCCCGGCCCCAGATCGCTTAGATGTTGTCGGAGCCGTCATCGCCATCGTCTTCATCGTCACCGAACAATTCATCATCGTCGATGTCGTCGAAGTCGCTGCCAGCGTCAGAGCCAGCTGCAAGGCGTTCACCGTCTTTCATGATGATCACATTGCCGAGGCCCATCGCTACGCCTTTTGACTGGTTGTCATAAGCGTAGAACTGGACTTTGGGTCGGACGAAGGAGCCGGAGTATGCGTCCTGCGGGTCTTCGGCTTCGGGCCATTTGCCGGAATCATCCTTGCCGTTGCGGGCATCCGCTACGCCGGGTTTGATCTCAGTTTTTGCACGGAACCAAACGTCTTCATCGTCCATCGGGGCACAAGTCTTGCTATCCTCGTCGCCTTCACGGAAGGGCCAGAGGTATCCGTTCTTGGGCTGATTTTTCTTTTCATCCCAAGCCTTGCTGCCAAATTTTTCGATAAAGACACGTTTTGCCTCAGCCTTCATCTGCTTCCAGCGGTCTTTGTCCTTTGGGGACATCGTGCCGGGGGAGACGAAGAACACACCTTCGAATTTGCCAGAACCTTTTTCACCCTCATTGGGCTTATGGAAGTGGGCGTAACGAAGACGTGCAAGTGGAGACAGGAAGTAGTCAGCCATGAATTATCCTTTCAAGGATTCTAGAGTTTAGAGCTCCACCCATAGGGCAGAACCTTCGTTCAGTCAAGTTCTTTTGATATGGCCCCGTAACTCGGTGCCCGGTTGCGAGAAAAGCAGCCCCGCCAGAACTTTGGTATCTGCGAGAAGTCGCCAGACTGCCTCGCGTTTATCAGACGTTGCGCACTGATTCGCACAGCACGGGTGTCCAATGCCGCAATCTCGCAAGTCAATGCGAGATCATCATTTTGGGAGAAGAAGAACTTGCGAGCTTCGTCAATCGCCTCAGCGTGATCTTCGGAGCCTTTCGGCAATCCTGTAAACCCTAAAGCATCATAGAGCGCTCGGAAAACCACAGATCGAAACAGCTTGGCTTCCGAGGTTTTTTCCATCATTCCTCGGCCTCCAAGTCGTCGAAATCCCCACTAGCCCCCATTTCGATAGCGGGCCGGGGGTCGTCCTCTGGTGCGATAGCGATGCCCCCTTCGGGCTTCTTAATCACGCCGTCTTCTTCGAACCCCGCTATGATCTCAGCGCCACCGGGCAGTTTCTCAATGACGGTAAAGGATACAAGTTCACGAGGTTTGAAAATTTGGTCTTCATCGTACAACATTTCAAGGGTTTCAATCGCCGAAGATTTGTCTTCCCAGCGGCGGTTGCTCTTCTTCCTGACCAGCTTTTGCCCGTCAACCTCATTGCCTGCTTTCAGCTGGTCCAGAGCATACCCTTGGACGGCTTTGAGCCACGATTCAATGACCGGAGCCACCCGCATAATTTGAGCCAGCTCGCCAGAATCCATGTGAGCTTTTGCGAGCTTCTTGCCTTTTTCGATCTTGGCTTTATCATCATCGTCTTCATCGTCCAAGTCATCGAAATCTGTCCCTAGTGTCTGACGCGCTAGGTTGTCGATCTCAGTACAGACGGGTTTTGCCGGACAGAATTTACACCACGAACCTGCCTTGACAGAAGAGTTGCCACTTCGGAGACTGGGGAAGCCAACTGCGTCTGCTGAGGTTTCGCCAGCTTCAATCGCTGTGAGCATGTCTGTGGCTTCATCAACTTCCCCCGCTGCCGCCCGAAGCTCATCAACAAAATCTTCAACGAGCTCGCGAGCGGGTAGGCTCCAACGACGGATAGGGCCATCCTTGTGTGGTGCCCGTGGCTGAATGATGACGAGTTCAACTTCATCCGGCATCCGATCCCAATCATAATCGTCTGCCGATTCATCCCAGCACATCTCACGAAGCGCTCCGAGACCGTAGTATTTCAGTTGTGTGTTGTTCTCGACCTCAACCGCGTAGCCTGCTCCGTATTTCAGGTCCAGAACCGACAGCTTCGTACCGGGCACAAAGACGCAGTTGTCATTGGTGCCGAACATCTCAGGGCGAACGAATGACAGGTCAAAAGGCTTTTCGACTTCCATGATCGGATAGCCGCAGTCCGTCGCCATATCCATAGCGACACCTTCGTCAAAATGGCGATATGATTCGTCGATGAACATCTGCGCTGCGTCGGCCATTTCAGCGGTGATCTCAAAAGTGTCGTCATCCCTGATCGCGGGGTCGCCCGCCTTGTAGAGATCACCTTCGTCATCAATCCACTGACCGATCAGTTCAGCGGGGGTGAGACCTTTGGTGACAAGGCACAGTTCTGTCAGCGCATGGGCTGCGGTGCCCTCAGCGGCGAACACTGAGCTCTTGTTGGGCATGTCTTCGGAAAGGTGGATAGAGCCCGGGCAGTTCATCCAGCGATGTGTGGACGAAGCCCCGAGTTTTGCGTGTGTTGATGCGACGGGCATTATACTATCTCCCCATGTCGTTCTGTGTACCCATATCGACGCTTCGCGGTATCCCGGGCGGACACTGCGTCTTCAAACTGGTCAAAGCAACCGAGGTTTTTCTCTTTACCTTTTACATGTATTGTTGCCCGCCATTTTGACTGCTGTGTATGCCACCGAACACCTTTGCAGCCCGAAGTGTTGTCAGACCGAATCGCTTTGTTCTTGCAGTTTGTGGCGTTAGTAACTTCGCGCAGATTAGAGATAGCATTGTTGGCCCGATCACCGTCGATATGGTCAATTTGGTAGCGGGGCCAACACCCATTGACTAAAGCCCACAAAACACGATGAGCACGGTAGTTTTTGCCGAAGATAGAACTCCGCAAATATCCGTTTGAATCAACATTCAAAAAGGCCTCAGTGGCCGAATACCTTGAAGACCATCTCATGTCATCAGGTCGGTCTTTCCACCACATGCGGCCTGTCTTTGGGTCAAACGATATTAGGTCTCGGAGTGCCGAAACAGAAATGGGCATAGTGTCTTTCTCCTGTCACAGATCAAGACTGATTGTTTGGATCAGTCGATTTGAATTTCTGTCCCCTCGGGAACAACGATCTCGCCTGTGGTTTTCCAGTTTTTGTCGTGCGTCCGCACCACAGAACCGTTGTCCACTTTCTCAACCCGCGTAGCGCCGCCCGGGGGTGTCTTCACACGCACTGGCGCAGCACCCGTGGCCGGGGCAGGCTTAGGTTTCATGGGAGGTTTTGCCCCCACATGGTTCATATTCAGCTTTCCCATTTCGCATCCTTTCGAATCATCAGCCCCGCCATGATAGCGGGGCTGAATTAGGTTCAGGTTAAGACTTACTCAACAGCCTCGGTGAGAGAAGCAAGGATCGCTGGGAAGTCAGATGGGTCTGCTTCCGAAATCTTCTTGACACCATACTGTTCGCAGAGGGCTTTCAGGACTTCTGGCTTTTTGGCCTTGACCACTGCACGCGCAGCATCTTGGACCTGTGAAACATCTACGGTTTCATCACCGCCTGCATCATCTCCGTCGTCATCGTCTTCACCAACAGTGTCAGGGTCGCGCTTTTCTTCTTCGGGCTCTGGTTCCGATTTTGGTTTTGGTTTTGTTGCGGGTTTTGGTTTGTCCGCAGCTTTTGGCTTATCCGCCGCCTTTGGTTTGTCAGCGGGTTTTGGTTTTTCTTCGGGTTCTGCCGGGGCAGCAGCGGTGGTTGACATCAAGTCTGGGTTCCGCAAAGTGAAAGAAATCTCAGCGACTTCAAGGTCACTCTTTTCAATCGCGGCGATAATGCCATTGATTCCATTGCTCATTCTGTTCTCCTATCATTGCAATAAACAGTGGTCCGGCTTCTAGCACCAATACTTTTGTTTGACAAGAAGAAAATTTGTGCCTATGAAGAACGCGGCACGGAGACTTGAATGACAGAGACAAACAATAAGCAGCTGCGGCAATACCTTGAGGCCGGGGTCGATTTGATCCCGCTCAATCGGTATGACCAAACTCACCACAAAACTGGTAAGAACATTGGTAAAGCCCCGGTTGATAAAGACTGGCCTGTAAAGCAGTACAGCAACCCCCAAATGGTCAAGAGGCTAGGCGACGGCAAGAACGTCGGCGTTCGCTTGGGCAGAACATGGGCGGTTATTGACATTGATCCTCGAAACGGAGGCCTAGAAGGCCAGAAGATTCTTGAGGAAAAATATGGACTTAACTTCGAAAAGTTTGCAAAAGTCATAACGGGTCGCGGTGACGGCGGGATGCACGTCTACGTCCGAATCCCAGAAGGGTTTCGCGGCGTAAAAGGCCTCAAAGAAATTCCCGGTGTGGATTTCATTCACCACTCAGGCATGTTTGTTGTGGCCGCAGGTTCTCTGCACCCTGACACGGTGGAAATTTACCGCTGGGACAAATCTGTACCCCTGACCGCGACTGGGAACTGTCCGCAGCTTTTGTTGGAAGCATACTCAGTTCGGAAGCCCCCAAAAGAGCTCAGAGGGGACGGCAACGAATCATTCGGATGTATTGAGCCTGACGAGATCGCTCGTGCTTTAACGCATCTGGAGGCAGAAAAGTTCCGTGACCACGAGGATTGGCTCACTCTGATGATGAGCTGCCACTGGCTTTCCGGCGGCGAGGCCCGTGAAGAGTTTGTTGAGTGGTCCATAACCGACCAAGAATACAGCGATCAATCCGATGTGATCGCACAGCGCTGGGACAGCCTCAGCAGTGACGGCGGTTTCAGCTCACGAGTTGTCAAAGGGGCTTTCCTCTTCAAGACAATGAACAAGCACGGTGTCGGCGAGCTCGGGCCGCGCGTGTCTCTCAACAGTGACTTCGACGATCTGGAAGAAGACGACGTTTCAGCTGACCAAGCACAGACGATGACTGCCGAGCTACGTGTGCTCAAACACATGAACGAAAGACATGCTGTGGTCAACCTTGAAGGTCGAGTGTTCGTATCGTCGATCTTCCCTGACACCAATTTTGATGGCAAACCGATGGACCGGATCGTGTGGTCTCAGACGCGCGACATGCGCGAGATGTACCGTTCCAAGCACATTGTTCACCAAGTTCAAACTGCCAACAAAGGTGTGCAGTCTGTCAAAAGCTCCTACTATGATTTCTGGTCTGAACATCCCAACCGCCGCCAGTATGAAAGCGTGACCTTCGACCCCGATCTGCCCTCAGAGTTTGAAGACAGGCTCGGCGGCAGAGTGATGAACCTTTGGTCGGGTTTCGCTTTCCCCACGGACACGCGAGGCAAAGGCAGCTGGGAAATGCTGGATCGGGTTATCAAAGAAGCTGTGTGCGACAATGACGAATCAGCATACGAGTATGTGCTGAACTGGATTGCCTTCGCGTATCAGAACCCCGCGCAGGCGCAAAGGGTGGCTCTTGTGATGAAAGGTGGCCGAGGTGTCGGCAAAGGCACACTGGCTCGCGCGTTCCTCGCAGCATGGGGCCAGCACGGCACCGCGACCGATGATGGCGATGATTTATTCGGGAAGTACAATGCTGACATCGGCCACAAGTGCGGGATTTTCTTGGACGAAGCGTTTTGGTCAGGCGACCGCTCAATGCGCGGTAAGCTCCAATCTCGAATCACTGAGCCGAAGATCAGGATCGAACAGAAGCACCACCCTATGCGGCATGTGCGAAACTTCACCAAGATCATGATGGCCTCGAACGAAGACTTCGTGGTGCCCGCCGGGGAAGATGAACGCCGATTCGTTGTACTGGAATGTGCCTCCCCTTTTCAGGGTGATGGTGACTTCTGGGAATCGCTCAACCAGCAGTTAGAGGGTGGTGGAAACCATGCCTTTTTCTACGATATGTACCATCGCGACCTAGCCGATTTTGAACCGGAGAAAGACCGGATCATGACAGAGGCTTTGCGCGAACAGAAATTGTTGACACTTGGCGAGCTCGGCCAGTGGTGGATCGAAGTTCTACAAAATGGCGAGCTGCCAAACCAGATAGGTGATTGGTCGAAAGGCCCCACCTATGTCCCCATTAAGTCCCTTCGTGCCAGCTTTGAGGACTTTTTGGGGACAGCCCCTAAAGGAGACTGGGCATACAGCCTTGAGCTCAAATTGCCAAAACGGCTTTGCCGAATCCTGCCGCTTGAGACACTGAAAAAGTCTCGCGTCAAGGTTCCAGACAGCGAAGACTATTTGGGTGTGGACACCGACAACCGGGGGCGGGCTTGGTTCTACAAGATGCCGCCTCTGGAGAACTGCCGGGATCGTGTCAAAGGGCTTTTTGGCTCTGAGATTTTTGAAAGCGATGAAGAAGAAGCAGCTATCGCGGCAGATCGAATCGAGACAATGATGTCTCAGGCCGAGGACGCGGCACTGGATGGCGACTTTGAAACGTGTGAACACTTGATGGCGCAGGTTGATGAGTTGCTTGCAGAATACTTTGAAGGAGGGGACATGATATGACGAACAGCATGTACGCAGCGGGCGAAACACGCACAGGCACACGGGACAGCAAGGATCGCTATGAGACCCCCCGCGAGATCACAATGGCCCTGCTGGACCATTTAGGCATCCCCCGGTTCTCTGACGTGCTTGAGCCTGCTTGTGGCACCGGGCGGATCGTCCGAGCTTTGCAATCCCGCGAGATGGATGTCACAGCTTTTGATTTGCACGAAGACGGCCTCAGCTTTCTCGACTACGAAGGCCAGCATGGCCGGGTCATCACAAATCCACCGTTCATGAATGACCTGCACATGAAGTTCGTTCAGCACGCACTGGATAAGATCGCCACTATTGGGGTCTCAATGCTGGTGCCCCTGACATTCCTGACAACGGAGAAGCGCTATAAGTTCTTCCAGAACTATATGCCGTCTGAGGTGTTGATCATCCCCAATCGGATTCGATTCTATCGCCCGGTTGAAGACGTGATTGAATATGAGCGTCAGAAATCAGAAGCCTTCGCCTTGGACGGTGAGTTTGCCAAAGCTGAAAAGCATGAGGCCATAGCTGCAAAATACGAAGCCGACCAAGCTGATGGCAAGTTTGAGCCCTGTGGCGGTGTCCGAATCCCATCTCAGACCTTCAACCATTGCTGGATCAACTGGGCCGTCGGCGAGCGACCTGAGAAGCCTGATCTGGTGTTCTTGCCTCCGATCCCCGAACAGGAAGAGATTGATGACCTCATCTGATCCGTGCGATGATCCTTGTGACGATGTATCTCACTGGTCTTCGTTCATATGAGCCCTGATCTAAAAGCCCGCCGGGTGCTGATGTCGGCCCACCTCTACTACGATCTGGGCAGTCCTATTTTGTCCGATTCAGAGTTCGATGCTTTGTGCTTTGAGGTCTATGAAGATTGGGACCAAGTGTCTAAGTTTCACCAGTGGCAGCTGGGCGATCCTGTGGAGCTGGTTTCCTCAGCTCACCACGTCTATCTGACAGAATTGACCGTTGACGCGGCAGCAGCTTGGCACATATCTGAGACAGGGCACGCACCACAAGCACCGTATGCTTTCAAAGCAAAAGGCATCCACGAGGGCGCTTCTTACACCACCATTTCTGGATAGTTTAGCTGTGCGAACCGCCCGTGTAGCTCTTTTGCTTTTCGGTCATACGCTTTCGCAGCTTCTTCTTGAGTACCGAAAAATCCTAACTCAAATCTTTGGTTTGATGCACAAATCGTTGCTCTCCATTTTAGAGAGTAGACATCATAACACACGCCTCGAAACTTACTCGAACCTTGGGCTTTTCGTTGGGCTTTCTGGGCATTTTCTGAGTAAGTCACGATCTGCAAATTTGACCACTTGTTATTGGCCCGGTTAGAATCAATGTGGTCGATAGGCCCGTTCGGCCACTCTCCACTTTTCCAACACCATATGACTTGGTGGGCGTAATAAGTTTTGCCAAAGATAGCTCCCTTCTTATACCCCCGAGAATTTACTGTTTTTAAGGCCTCTTTGCCAGCGAACCGACTATTCCATCTGTTTGCGTGCCAAGGCTCATCAAACCAATCGACCGGGCGTCTGCGCCAAAACAGAAGCCCGGTTTCATCAGAATAATCAAGTACAGCCCAAAGCCGCATCTGCGGTATTGGGCTCGGCATCAGATCATATCCTCAGCGTCTTCTGTTTCCTCTGGCAACCAGTCTAGGAACAAGGCTTCCAGATAGTCGAGATATTCAGACGTGGCATCGTCGCATTGCAGCAGGCCGTCGATATATTCGATGCCGTGCCGTACCGACGTGCGGTCGCGCTCCAGCTTAGAGCCAATGTCAGCGTGTGACAGGTCCAAGAACGCATGGCAACCCCACATGACGACCTGACGGGCCTTAGCGGTGTACTGAGTGCCCCTGCCCTTCGACAGAAGCTCTTTGATCGGTAGATCAAAATGCACTGAAACTAATCGGGTGATCTCGGCTACGCCCTCGGGCAAGTCCTCAAATTTCACACTGGGCACGGGGTCTTTTTTGCTGTGCGCCCCAGCGATTGCGAAAACCCCTTTTGTGATCACGTCTTGTTCTGCCATGTCTGTCTCCTTAATTCCGTTTTGATGCTGCACGACAGTACCCCAAAGCCTCGGGCACCGTCTGGAAGATTTCCCTTGGTAGGGTTAGCAAATCCCGCAATGGTGATTCTGTGGTCCACACTACCGTCAAAAACTCAGCACCACAATCAGTTAATCTCTGACTCGTCAGAAATTCCTGATCGAACTGAATCACAAATTCATCGTTTGCTGATCGCGCCCGATCCATCATGTCCTGTGGGGACATGAGAAGTTGTGTGGCCCCGGGCATGATGACACGGATTTGATCCTCATCATAGTCGGTGAACATGATGAAGCCGTGAAACGTAGTTTTGTCACGGTTGTAGACAGGGACCACTAGATCATGTCCTCACCGGAAGCCTTCGCAGCTTTCGATTTGGGGTTGAACTTTGCGTTTTGTTCCATCAGCCCATGCTTGATTTCATCAAATGCCGCAGCGCGAGCGTCTTCAATCGAATCGCCATCTTCGAGATCAACAGTGACCCCTTGTTCGATTTTCAAGCTGTTGTAGTTGCCAAGGTTGATTGTCCGGCCAACGGTGACGCTTAATTGTGTGATTTTCATATCATGTCCTCCATCTCCAGCATCTCACAAATCTTCTCCCCTTGCTCCTTCATCAAAGCGAGGGCTTTATCTTTGCTCATGCCAAAATCTGATTTGAAAGTCTTTCCCGTCAGCGCGTAGAACCCGCTGACGGTCAGGACTTCGATTTCTTTGCCGTTCAGCACCCCATAGATTTTCATCAACCGGGGGTCGAACCTATAAGGGCCGCTGATCATCGTTCAGCGTAGAACGGTGCCATGTGCTCAATAGCCACTTTCACCAGAGCCTTGCAGGACCGGGCTGGGAGACCCTTCTCTTTCTCAACGGCCTCCATGCCTTTCGCTTCGTCAAACATCAAGAACAAGATGCCAAACAGTGTTGGTTTCAACACCTCACGCAGAGCCAGAAGGTTCTGCACGGACGGGTTCTCCAGACTGGCGTTGCTTTTGCCCACAAATACATCTTCCATGAAACGCTGCAACATTCGTTTGTCATGCATTGTAAATGGCGTCACGGTTTTGGTCCGACGGCATAGTGCGTCGATGATCGTGTTACATTTTTCCTGATGGGAAAAAGTTCGGCGACTTTTCTCGTCATTTGGGCCTTTGCTTTTGCCGCCATAGTCACGTTCATCAATCATCGGAACAACCCCGATGTGAGGAACATTTCAGCCGCGTCCGCAAACATCTCGGACAGCTCTGGGTTCGACAGCATCACTGTCATTGCCACACGCTGCTGAGTTGTGACCTCAGTGCCGCTTGCCAAAGCAAAGATGTCCAGCATGATCATTGCCGCGTCGTAGGCCCGCTCATGTGCAGCCTCTCCTTCGGCAGCGGCAGCTTCATCTTCGACCTGTTGCACACCGAAGATTTCGCGGAAGAGATCGTCGATGTTCGCAAGCGGGAAGTCAGCAACGGTGCGTTGTTTCCGCAGTTCGGCGAACATATCCGCATTGGTGTGCCCGCCCTCTTCAAAGCCCGAGGTCTCAACTTCAACGTCGATGCCTTGCTGGGCTATGAGGCTGGCGAGCGTGGCTGATAGGCCACCACGGCCTATGACAATAACTTTTCCTGACATATGTGGTCCTCCTTAAAGTGATTCGTCGTCGCTTGGCAGAGCCTCTTCGACGGTCTGATAGTTCTGGCCCGCTGCCACCAAGCATGTTGGCTGGCCTGCCCGGGTGATTGTGACAGTCCACGATCCTGTTTCGGCAGAAGCAAAGACTTCCATCACAGACTGGTCAGCGGTCATAGCGATGATCTGACGGGATTCGCCATAGCGTTCAGCGAGGCGCTGCACTACAGCTTCATGTGGGCCACAGTTTTGGCTCTGGGCCATCAAGGGTCCAGCAGTCACCATTCCGGCGATCACGATTGCAGTCATTGATTTGAACATTGGGTTCTCCTTCGGTTTGGGTTTCTTCTGTCTGTGGGGATAAACTAGATCATTCCCTCACCATCGTCAAGGCTTTTCTTTCCAAAGATTTCAGATCGACCCGCCCAAGTGTTGCGTTGCCGCTCAACGATGCCCCTGATCTTTTGGAGACGGTCGCGGGTGCTCGGGTAGTTGCCGTCAAGAACCTGTTGGAGCTCTTCCATATCCGCAAGAAACTGATCATGCCGTGCTCGCAAGAGCCGCTGGAGGGTTTCGCAATCGGATTGCCAGCTCTCCGGCACAAAGCCTTGGAGCGATGATTGATCCTCGCGGAAGTAGCGCACAAACTGATCGTGACCTGTCAGCGTGCAATCAGGGTCATCCGAGATCAGATACCCTTCCTGATTGGGGTGGAGGCCTGTCAGGGCCACCACAAGAACTGAGCGGGGGTGTGCTTCAATCGTGTCGTCGTCAGCGCGTTTCATAGTGTCTCTCCGGTCTGGTGCCAATAGTTGCGCCCCCAGTCCTGTACCACCTCATGATACGGCTCTGCTTGGAACATGATCTGCGCTATGTCCAGCCGCAGCCGATCACAGAGTTGGATCAAATGGTCATGCCCCGGCAACCACAGGCCTGCCATCGGGTCCGAATCAGGGTTCAAGACCTTGGACGGGCTGTTATGCTGCATTGCGTAGACTTTCAGCATGGCAGGGTCGAAGACCGCTAACACAGCGTCCCAATGGCCGCTGCCAAGCAGGGCATGTAGGAAAGCAGCTGATTCGGCTGCACAGCGCCGCCCCTGCGGGTGTGAAGGCTTTGTCAGGAAGCGTGTGTTCTCTGCGATTCGAGGGTTGTGGATTTCATCGCCACCCATTGCTTCCAGAAAGAACTCGTTTGCCATGATTGGCACCGCGCATGATCGCAGCCGTTGACTAGCAAGGTGGATTTTCGGGTTGTCAGGATCGACGCGAACGACGTAGAGACTGTCCTCATCGTCATACTGGTCGATCTCCAGCCCATCGTCAGTGAGTGGCTGTTCCCACCCGAGGCGATGGACAAACGCTTCTGCGCGGTCGAGAAACATGTCACGGGCCAGATCGGGGTCCATGTCGGCGAGGCTTGTCACAATGAAGCTCATTGGCCTGCCTCCCCACCTTGGCGACGGAACTCGTCAAACCCGTCAGGTACGATAGGAGTGTAGTTGACATGGGGGATCAGAACAGTGTCCGTGTCCGCACAGGTCAGATGAGCGTCTGGGATGACACCCATGCCTTGCATGAAGAACTTTTCAGCGACCGACCCGATTTCGATCATCGCGACTACCCTGCCGTCGGGTGTCTGATAAATGTAGACTTCTTTGGACTTGGTTCTCTTCAATCTCATCGACATGTTGGTCTCCTTTGTTGCTTACAAAGAAGTTATGCCGACCGAATTGATTCGTCAAGGATAGTTTTGCACTATCCCCAGATTATTTGTAGAACATAATCTGAGGTGCCGTGGTCCCGTCTGCGATAATGCGTTTGATTGCCAGAGGGCGGATGCCTCCACCGTTGGCAGTGAACTCAACCATAGAGCCATCATAGGTTTCAGCTTTTATCGTGCAGAACTGGTTGCCCTGCTGCAATATCTCAAACGCCCGAGAAACAAATGGAGGGGTGTAATCTTGGTTTGGGGCCGAAGATCGGGTCCAGACTGCTGCGTCTTGCGCGACCTCAAGCGAGTCAATGCCTTCCCTGCCCGTTGGTGCAGTTGTAGTGCCGTCATCGTCGAAGGCTTCGACAAGCTCTGCCATTCCGGTTTTCAGCCAGACGGGCAAATAGCTCTTCGAATCAACTTCGGCTTTGAGTTCTGTTGCAAGGGTCTTTGCAAGTGCAGACATCGGGTCTCTCCTGAATCAAATCAGGACACACTATAGAGGAAATGCCCCGGCCAAGTCAAAGGACCAGAAATCCTTGGCCGGGGCTGGCAGTCTTTTGGTGGGGCGCTGCCGTTCCTAATCGCCGTATAACTGTCAAGTCAGGCGATTATTCGATGAGGTCCGCCCCGTCGTCTTCGGAAAGGGGCTCAGTCGCCAGCTTGCGGAACTTGTAGTTCGCGACCGGGCTGGCACGTTTGGACTTGGTGTCCAGCTGGACGACGCGGTAGATGTTGCCGTCGGCACCGGAGATCAGCAGATCATCCTTGACAACCTGACCCTTGGGCAGTTCGACATGGACGCGGCTGTTGTGCGAATCAGTCACTTGCTGGACCGCCACGGTGTAAGGCATGACCTCTTCGACATCGGTTGACGCAAAGGCTTCAACACCGCCGCCGCCTTTCATCTCCAGCACGATCCGACCCTGAGAGTCTTTCGTCAGGAACGTACCGAAGCGTGGTTTCTCTTCGTTGGTTTGGTAAAGTGCAGTGGACATATCTGTCTCCTTATCGTTGTTGAGATCATCATCGTCGATCTCGTCAAATTGTTCCCCGATTGGGGAGATGAGTTCGAAATGGGCCAGCGGTCGGGCCCACACGTCGATTTTTGATTTCACATACTGCCCATCAACAACCATCCGCTTTGTGTCTTCGTCTTGATAGACCGCGTTGATTTCGATAGATGCTGTGCCAGTTTTCAGCCGAACAATCAAGCCTGAGTGGGCGAGTGTCCCGCAGTCCAGACGCGGTGCGTTGAACTGGTTGCGTGCTGCCGTTACGTCTCCATACATATTGCTCCTTTCTTCTGTCTGTAGGGATACATATCGGCTATCCCCTATGATTCGTCAAGCTCTTTTTCGTCGATGCCCTCAAATTCTTGATCAGGGTTCGGGTCAAAATACCGACGATTGCATTCTTGTGGTATTATGGGCCACCCCCATTTGTCAGTTGGGTGGGGCCCATCTCGCAGATCGCGCGGCCAGCTCATCAGAAATCGTCCCGCAGGTCCGTGGCCGGGTTGTCTGCCATGTCCGCAGCTTCCTCAGCTTCCCGAATCTCCAGCACCTCTTTGAGCTGATCGCCTTTGCCAGTGTTTCCGTTGGACTCACACATGCGGATGCAGTTTCGAAGATGCCGCGTGCTCATGTCCTTCATGTCGATCACATGCCCGTTCGCGGTCTTCCATTTGTAGTTGCCGGAGCCTGATTGGAATGTCTTACGGGGTCGTCGATTGCCCCAGCCGAAGCTGCCGTCGATCATGCGGTTGATGATGTCGTCTGCGTGCTCACCCATGCTTAGGCTTCCTTTTCTGGTTCTGCTTGTGTGTCACCATCTCCAGATGATCTGGGTGTGGATTGACGCAAAGTCGGTTCCGACACTTGTGGTCGATCTGTTTCTTGCCCGGGATATACCCGTGCTCGTTGGTGAACATGACCCGGTGGACGGCCACAGTCTGACCGTCAAGGCACATACGGGGGTATCCCCCACCGCGACCAGTGCCGGAGGTGCCGCCCTGCCAAATCCAGCAGCCCTTGTCAGGATCAACCTCGACGTTCTGCATCACCTTGTCGCGGAGGGTTTGGCGACGGTCGGTCATTGTTCCGGCACCGCGTACCGGGGGTTGATGTGCTGCGCGAGATCAAGCCATTTACGATACGCAGCTGATTCGCGTTCGGTGGCGGTAGCATGAGGGGCCGCGCCGTGCCCGAACAGGATCATGCCCCGGTTGCCGCGACCGTGATCTGGATGCACCCCGAGATGGGTGAACTGGATCGCCCCTGCCGCTGGCATCCGCAGGACAAGCCGGGACTCTTCGGCTTTGCATTCCGGGACATAAGATGCCAGTTCCTTGAACTGCATACGGGCATCTTGGATGTTCGCACAGAGCACCAGCACGTTTTGCCCTTGGGCGGCATAGACCGCTGCTTGGTGGTAGATCATCAGCCGTGCAGCTGCGCTCTTGCCATTGCGTCGGCCTGAAAGAAATTCGATTCGGTCCATTTTGGTCTCCTTAAAACGGTGGCTGTTCGCCTTTGAAAGAGGGTTTCCAAGCCTCTGGATAAATTTTGGCCTCTGAGGCCTTTGGGGCCTCTGGCTTTCGCACGCCGAGTCGGTTGAGCTCGGCCTCCAGCTCGGGGCTCATTGCATCCATTCAGTCAGGGCTAAAGTGACGAGTGCCCCTACAAAAGCCCCGAGTAAAAATGAAAAAGGATTAAATGCCATCTCGGAAGCATCAGTAAGGTATTGCAAAAACTCTGTCATGTCGGTCTCCTTTATGTCTATGGGGATAGTTATACACTACCCACAATGATTCGCAAGCCCTAAAATGGGATTTCATCTTCCTGATCGTCGTCTTCGGTTGGCTTTGGCACGATGGGGGTGTTCCGGCCAAAATACCAGTCTTCGCGATCCTGCATTGTCAGTCCATCGACCTGCTTGAACGGCTCCGTCACAGGCCAGTATTCCTGACGCTCGGGGATGTAGATTTGCTCACCATCGAACATGCCTTCCCAGCGTCCGTTGTAGACCCAGAAATGGTTGTCTTCATGGAAGCGGACCAGCAGCCCGTTGCCGAAGGCCAGAGTCCCCGGAGGCACCTTGGTGGGGAGGGGTTTACGTCTCAGCTGCATCAGGTTTTCCTGTCACTATGATCTCGTCGCCGAATCGTTCGACCTTGAAGCCTTTGGCCTCGTATTCAGCGATTGCAGCTTGGATCATATCCTCGACGGCCTTGGCTGCATTTATGGATTGGGTGAGGTGGCTTTTCATGGTCCCGGTATAGGTCGTACGTCACCTGTTTCTAAGTCTTCGACGATGCCGTGTGCGTATGACGCGGCAACGTGATCTGCAAAACCGCGCGTTTGAAACTGATCTGCCAGAATGGCGATGAAGTCAGCCCGTGCCATTGTCAGTTGCTCATGTGTCATGGTTGGTCTCCTTTGGTTGGTCTGTTTGGTGCTGTGGGGATAGACGTAATGTATTGTGGGGAGGAGGTCAAGGATAAAATGACAAGGGGATCGAAGAAAAATGGGGTAGGGGTAGGGGGTAGATTGTTTGGATAGGGGGAGGGGTCCGGCCAAGGGTATGGG